CATTTTTGCGGAGTCTAACGCGAAAGTGACCGGCCGCTTTACAGCTAGTCAACTTCCAGCTTCGACCCCTCCCCCCCGGTCAGGGGTAAACCACGCCGACCTGGATGTCCACGTGTCACACACTCCTTGCCAATCGACAAAACATGGATCGCCAGGCCAACCTTGAATTGCACAGGCGTCTTGGCTTTCGACTGTGACGCAACAGTAACACGTTTCACAGCATTCCTTGTCGTTGTCGCTCAGCCGGTAGTTGAATGGGTTTTCGTTCACGGTTATTCCCTCCTAAACCAAAAGATCAGACACACCATACCATAAACCACCATAAGCCAATCGCCGTAGGCGGCAAAGCAGGCCATCAGCGCGACCTGACACGCAAAATTATAGACCATAAGTGTCACTTGTTCCACCTGTGCCCCGGATCGATTGGATTGCCGTTGATATCGCAAGCCTGTGACACTCCATGCCGATCCGCGACTCTCTTGACACCGGAATGGCATGAGGCGCACAGCGCTTGCCAGTTGTCAGGATTCCAGAACAGATCATAATCACCGTTATGTGGTGTGATATGGTCAACAACCGTTGCGGGCTCTGCCACACCAGACCGCTCGCAATAGGCGCAAAGTGGATGGGATGACAGAAACCACTTCCTTGCTTTTTGCCATCGGCGGCTGTTGTATAAATTCGGTCTCATCGCTTTGTTCCAAGCCAATAGTTTAAAGCGCACGTTTCGCGCTTGCACTCAAACATGCTTGCCGCGCATCTGCCCTTGAGTGATCCAGTATACCATGGGCACCATTCCCGCTTCTGCTCCCACTTCGCCCGGTCCCGCTCTTTCCACGTGGTATGCTCACCCTCGGCCCCGGATTTCAGCAACTCGGTTTCCATTGATGAACTCATGTTTGCGATTTCTCCCCCAGCATGCTGATTATTCTTATCATCTCGCCCATAAGCCTGCTTGCCTTTACCGATACTTTCATGCTGCCTTTTTTGTCTTGCAAGTCTTTTACAAGCCGATCCATATCAACCGTTTTGACTGTCCGGTTATATCCACACCCGTGAAGCATCCTTGTCATGCAGACATAGACCGGATTTTTGTAGTAAGACGTGTATCCGCGCCCAGGTGAGTATGGCCCCTTGTTGTAGCCCGGTTGGTAACAAGTCCGATACGGGCAAAGCGCATCGCACTCAGGAGGTAGTTTCGAGAAGTCGTCTTGTTCAGGTTTCGGTTTCGACATTTTTACCTCCCAAACTCATGATGTACTTGATGCACATCGCCATGACTTGTATAGCTTCCTCAACCTGATGCTCAGTCGCGGTAACACCCTTTTCCGCCTTGATCGCATCCCATAATTCATCAACCTCCTCCCGAATGACTGCATATCCCTCATGGCATGAGTGAAATCCGGGATAGAGACTGTTTGCGCGTTCGTATTCCTCCATAGCTGCATGGCAAATATCAACGACCTTGTTGTTCATTTCCACCCCTCCAATTCCATAATCAAGTCAACTTCATGTCTGATCTTCTCGAGATCCTCTTTCCCCTTGCCGGTCGGATGATCGTATCTGAGTATCCGACGAATGATCGCGGCTTTGTGATGGGGAATCTTGTTCTCGAAAAAGAACGTGTAAGGCTGAATTTTGAATTGTTTGTAATGGGTCCCGCCGACCTGGGATTGGAAGGCGGATGCCATCGGATCAAGTGTAGAAAGCCCTTGATTCCAACAACTTTCATCGCTCATATCTCACCCCCTAAAAATTGATCTGGATTTCCGTCTTTTCGTCGCCCGGATACGTCCACCACTTGACCGCTTCAATCCCCACTATTTGGCAATCGTCCCTCCAAACCCCGCAATGGTTCAGGCAATCGAGAACAAACTTTATCATGTTGTCAACGTCGGGTTTACAAGTATGCTCACGCGGCGCAGAATCCTTCAACATCTCGCTGTTTTTCCCGGTTCCAAAGTGCCCCTTTGGACGCTTGATAAGGAAGAACAGTTTTATATCAATCGGCCCGGAAAGTGGATGCGGAAACAGCCCTTTACATTTTTCCATCGCCTGCACGATCCACAAGCCTTCCTCGCTCGCCTGGTCTGAATAGGCGTAAGCATGTTTACCCCGCACAGTGAACCTTGGCCGCTTTTTGGCAACCGGATTGCCTGGTATTTCAAACACTATGCTTCCGCTCATTTTCCCTTATTTCCTCCATTCTGTTACATACATCCATACAGACTTCACGCATGGCCGCGTAAAGCCTCGCAACCCTATCCGGATGCTTGTGATACTTCTCTGCAAGGATTTCGATTTCGTTCCGTATGGATCGAATCTCCCATTTGTGCAAAATCTCTTGTTCAGTCATTGCCATGGTCGGGTTCCTCATACTTCCATGGCCTTTGAAATTGCTTGTATGAGTCGTTCCACTTTCTTGCTTCATGGATCGCGAAAATCACGAAAGCAAGTATGCCTATGCCGAAAAGGATGCTGTTCATGGCCTTGACTCCTTTTTCAGTTTTTGGTACACGGATCGAGGCGAATCTGGATGGTTGATAAGTTGTCCGGTTGCGGTGTTTCGGAGATGCTTCTTGAATCGAAACGAGTAATCGCCATATGCTTTTTTTCGAAGTGCCCTTGCTTTTTTGCCGTTCATTCTTCACCTCTCAAATCCTCAACGATTTTGTATTTAACGTCCTTGCTACAGCATTCTATCAAAACGAAATGAGTTCCATCTTTTGGCGGATGATTGTTTCCTAAAAAAACAGGGTCCAAAGCCCCACGCTTATAAATGCCCTCAACAAAATAGTGGCACCTGTCCCCGCAAACATAGCGACCTTGCTTGTGACACCACGCCTTGACAAACCGCCCTTTTCGCTCGATATGAAGAACTCCGTTCTTGTCGATTTTCGCCCTCATTTTCACGCCTCCACACTGAAAACTTCGTCCCAAACTTGACTCGCCCGCAACCCGGAATACATGCAAAGCGGTATTTCTTTTTCGAGGTCATTCGAGTAAATCCGGTAGACGTTCATGGCCGCGTCAATCACATCCTCGACGAGTTTCTTTCGATGCTTGTCCTTGACAGCCTCCCGGATGCCCTCGAGCTGCATCAGCGAAAAATTGATGTAGGTCTGGATATGTTTCGGTTTGTTTTCCCATCCGACACGGACTATAAACTCGCTCAGGTGATCGTTGATTTGCCATATAGCCTTCCTGTTGATCGTGGCGCCCGGCCATTTCATCAAGGCCATGAAAGATGCATCCACAAGCCGGTGGTAAGCCGCCCGCCCTTCGTCGGTCACGTCCGGCTGCGTCAGCGCGTCTTGCGCTATGGCATGAATTAAGCTGAATTTTGATAAAACGTTCAGTACTGGCCGCACTTTTCACCCCTTTTCAATTTTAAGGCACTTTTTAGACCGTTTAAGACGATTTGATATTGAACATATACGAATGTATTCGGTATGGTTTCAAATCGTCTCCATGGTCATCACGCTTTGAATTTTTCATGGTTCTTATCGCCTCCAAGAACACAACCCGCATTCGTATGCCAACTCCTGCATCCGGCGCAGAAATATTCTGGCATGATACGAATGTCTGATTTTCCGGTCTTTGGTCGATAGAATCTCATCACACCTTGCGTCTGCATACCGCTCGGCCTGCGGGATAAGCGCGTCTCGCGCCCGTTCGTATTCTCGATCTGTCATATCTTACCCCCTATCTTTCGGACCATGCCGGACAATGATCGCGGCGGCTGTGACAAAAGCATGGTCCCGGTTTTGTATTCGGCGCGGTAGGCTTCTATGAATTCCTTCGCCCACCACTTCAGTTCAGTTTCCGTCATCTGGCACAGTGACCGGAACGTCCAACGCCCGGAAAGCAGGCGGAGCGTCAAGGGATCATCGAAAACAGGGTGTCCGTAAAAACCTACGGTCCGGATCTGTTTCATGACCTCTGCCACCTGGGAAGTGGCCGCTGTTTCGATCTGGGCGGATTCGGCTTCCGGTTTCCCGGCAATCATCTCGACCAGCTCCGCAGGCTTCGGGAAAAACTTCAGCGTCCCGATTGCCTGTGCCATCGCATTTTCAACCTCGGCCACCTGAAACGCGGACAGCGCCCGGAAATACACACGGGTGATGATCGGAGACGTGGCCTTTTCAAAGACCTCGCACATGGTTCCAAAAGCGGCCCCGAAACGGTCAAAATCAGTCTGTTTCATCGCATTCCCCCATGATTTCCGCTTTCGCCTGAGCGATGGCGGCCAGGTTGTGGTAATAGGTTTTAGATTGAGGAGCGCTAGATAGCGGCCTTGTTCCACCACGGTCTTGCTCTCGCTTTAGCCAAGTGATGATGTGGCGATGAACGCCTTTTGCCGTTTTACGTCTTTCAGGGTTTGCGATATTCCATTGCCGTATTTCTTTCAGAGACTGTAAAACGTTGACGGCTTTATAGGTTGACTGCCATTCATCGATCATGGATTGAGAAATTTGAAACCCAGAACATCCGTTCCCGATGATCGGAATTTCAATCACCGGTGGTCCGATGGAGTCCGAAACCTCGGAGGCGTTTTTCGCCTCTGAGGTAAAAAACTCTGAACAACGTGAAGAGTTTTTACTATATTCCCCTTCCCTTTCCTTTTCCCCCGTGGGCACGCCTGGGCACGCCTGGGCACGCGTGGTTGACGCGTGGTTGACGCGTGGGGCACGCGTACTTAAACTATTTGATTTTGTTCGTGAATTTTTCTCAGAATTTTTACACTTTTCCGGATCAGGCAAAATGCTTTTTGATTCGCGGTGGTTGATAATTTGGTGTTGCCTGAAAGTTGGGATGAAACCGTAAATTTTCGATTCGGCTTCGTAACGCACGATAAAGCCACGCGTGGCCAACGCGTGAAGCACGCGTGAAAAATCAATATTATCAAACGGTAAGATATCTAATTTGAGTATTTCCGGACGCCATTTAAAACGTCCTTCGCGGTCCGCAACTGTCCATAAGCCTGCGTATGCAACCCGCAAAGGCAACCCCTCTTCTTGCTCTGCAATGAAAAGCTCGAAGTGTCTAAAAAACTCCGGCTTGATTGTCCTGATACGGGCCATATAAAACCACCTCTTGGGTTTACCCCGGCTTTCACCGGGGCAGTTTTGAATCAATAAAGCCCCTTCACAGCCTTGATCGTCACAACGGTTTTTTCCGGAACCTCGACCTGTTCGCCGGTGCGCGGATTCCGGGCAAGCCTCGCGGCCCTGGTTTTGGTTTTGACTCTGCAAATCCCAGGAATGGTAACTTCTTCTCCCTCCCGGATCGCGCTTGCCACCGCACCGGCAAGGGATCGAAAAACCTGCTCCACATCAGCCTTACTGATTTTCGCACCGCTTGAAATGATTTTGGCCAACTCCGGTTTGTTCATTTTGGTAGCGCCTTTCTTTTGTTTATGGTGTCAATTGCGACAGCGACAAGAAATAAAACCTGCTGCCGCGAAGTCCTGAAATCCCTCCTTGCCATGGTTTCGACTTCATCCTTAATACTTTCGAACCCAGAAAAAAGTTGATTGATAAGCTCGGCTTCCTTCCGGTTGCGTGTATTTTTCCGGATAGCGCTCATACACGCTTTACACCAAGTTTGATGACCGTCGGAGTATGCCCTGTTTATTGAAAACTCGCCCAGCGGCTTTGACTTCTTGCAAGACATACATTCTTTTTCTGTAATCGGTTTTGGTTCCTTCCGCGCTTCAATCTTAACTTCCGCTTTTGGTCGTCCAGGCTTCTTTTTTTCCGGCTGTAAAACCGTGTTTTCGCCAGACTGACCACCAATATAAGCGACATACTCAATTCGTTTTTCGCATTTTATACAAGAATCATTATTCTTGTCCTCACCCAAAAACTCACAGTCCCGGCATGGTGATTTCATTGTGACGGCCTCGTTCCAGTTTTGGTTTCTGAGTCAATCGCGGCCCCGAACTGATCGACGCTATAAGCCATAGCCTTCGCTTCGGTATGGCATGTCTGGCAGTACTTATATACCTGTCCTGTCCCATACCATCCATAGAGTTTGACGAGGTGAAACTTTTTACACATCGGGCACTTGGCGCGGCGGATGGTCATTTCTAGGTCTGAATAACTCCTCCAAGAGGATGTGTTTCGTTTTTTTCTTGCCATTTCCGGTTTCTCCAAGCTAGTTTTTAAAAGTGAACGGGTCTCCAACCTTTCACGCGGTAACATGAGCGCATGGGAGCGCCGGTCCGCCCGCTTACGAGGATGGTTTGGTTTTGGCCGGACCCGTTACGCGGCCATCGGAGGCGCGGACCAACATGCTAATCGGTATATCTTCATCGTCATCGCTTTCGTAGTAATCCGGTGCAGTTGTTTTCCATCGGTCGTAAGCGATTCTGACGGATATATCTGTGAAGTCTTTTGGTTTCATTAAAACAGCTTTTGTTGCCCCGTGGATACAGACGAACCGCTTCCGTTAAACATGTCTAGTGCTTTTTCGGTATTTTTTACCGCAAGCTCTTGATAAGACTCTTTTAACTCAAAACCGACTACACTCCTACCCTGTTCGACACAAACATAAGCGGTGCTTCCGATGCCCATAAACGGATCAATGCAAGTGTCGCCAGGGTTAGAATATAATTTAAGGCATCGACGGATTACCTCGAGTTGCAACGGGCATACGTGCCGTTCATCATCCTTGTCTCGAGCGCACTTGTACCCATCAAGAGTATCAATTTCGAGTATATCATCCCATATACCAGACGCCCAATGAATCCAGTCATTTTTAGTGAACCATCCTTTTTCATTGATGTGTTCTCCGCCCATCACGGTTTTGACTTGAGTTCCGGTTTTTTCATTCCATGTTTCAATGTCATACGGGATGTGTTTATACTCTGGCTTTATTACTTTCCGTCGCCCGTTGAGCTGATAATCAATAATCGGAGACGGTTCCACCAACTTGATTTCCCTGTTTGCCTCAATGATTCCCTGAACAGGCTCACCATCCCCGGGCTTTCGAAAAAACAGAACATAATCGTTCATGGCCGGAGCAAGCGCCCGCGCGTCACGGTAGGCTGTTGCAAACATGAGGGAGTGAAGGTTCAGCCGCCTGGCAACTGCTTGCGGATTTTTTGGAATCACAACCTCGCCATGAGGTTGAAATCCGTGGTTTTTAAATAGGCTGATTACCGCCCCGCGAAAATCCCGCATACCCATATATCCGTGCTGAACCTTCCACGTCAAAAGTTGTTGAGTATGGACACAAGTAACGGTTCCCGGCTTCATAACCCTGTGAAGCTGTTCGATAAAAAATCGCATATGTAAGGCAAACTGGCCTTGATGCATGTCGATGCCATCCTGATTGTTGCCTATATCCTCTGCCTTGTGGCTATAAGAGAATAGTGCGCCAAACGGGATCGACGTAACGCACACATCAATCGAACCGTCCGGCACTTTTTCAGCCATGCCCGGAATACAGTCCAGGTTGTAAATAACAGCGCTCATGCCGCCTCCTGAAAACCGTTCATGATTTGAGCGATTGCCCGTTTGTAGGCGAACTCTTGAACCGTCACGTCATGAACAAACTGATTTTGCTTTCTGATTACGTTGTTCCACACCACACCCTCAAGTTCTGGGATATATGGGATGTGAATCCTGACCGAATGTTTTTGGCCGTACCGGTATGCTCGGCGCACAGCCTGGTAATAATTTTCAAATGAATCATCAAAGCCGGAAAAAATCATGCTGGTGCAATGTTGAAAATTTAAGCCATGGCCTATTAACGAGGCTTTGGATACCAAAACCCGGATGTTTCCAGACCGAAACGCCTCTATGATTTCATCCCGTTTCTTTCTAGGCGTTTTTCCAGATATAGCGACAACGTCTCCGTCATACTGCCGCCTGATAATTTCGGTTTCCTCGTCAAAAACGGTCCACACGATAACCTGGTGTCCGGCGGCCACATCATCTTGAACCAACCTTGCTACAAAAGCAGGTTTTTGGCTTTCGATGTAAATCGGCGCACCCTCATCCTGATACATAAAGCCCTTTGCTATCTGGCTATATTTGATTCTGTTTACCATCCCGAGTTTTGTGTCAGATGCCACGAAAAGGACCTGTTGGCCGTTCTTGTCCACCGTCATCCTTCTGACGGCCTCGCTTTGATCTGGTGTCATATCAAGTTTATATTCAAAAAACTGTGGCGGAGGCAGGTCCTTCAAGTTGTCCTTGAAACCGTAGTTTTTTGGAGACCTTAAATAAATAGACCACCCCGCCATGAAACGATAAAAAGCATCTTTGGCATACGGCCTGATTCCCCAATTGCCGTCCTTGTCGCGCCTAAAAAAGGTCCAAAGGATTTCGCCCTCATTCCTCAATTTTTCAAGAAAGGATCCTTGTGAAGCGTATTCCATGCACTCGTTTGGCGCAGGTGTAGCCGTTGCCGCTATTTTGTATTCGATCCCCCTGCAAGACTTAATCAGTGACCACTTGATTTTTCCGGCGGACGCTCGCAAAAGGCTGGCCTCATCCAGAATGACGCACCGGCAATGCCGGATTTCAGAAATTGATTCCGGTTCCCCGGATCGCGGTATGAACTTTTCAGGGTTCACAATCGCGACACCAGACTTGCCATCGGCGCACCACACAACCATATCCTCCCGGCTTTTCACACGGTGAATACTGAATGCATCTGGGCCATAGAATTTTTTGCATTCGTCGATTGTCTGGGTGATTATGTTTAGCGGTACGATCAGTAAGACTTTACATGTGTAGCGATGTAAAACCTGTCTAGCAATTTCTAAAAACATCGCCGTTTTGCCAGTTCCGGTATCACTCCATATCGCGAACCGCTTTAAAGTCAGCGCCTGCTCAACTATAAACTGTTGGTAATCGAATAGATGTGAGGCAATCGGCAACCAACCCTTATCAACTCCCGGAGGATTGATACCGAAAACGTGCGCAAACCTGGCCGGAGCTATAATTCGATATGTGTCGGCCTCCCAATCATATTCAATATTCTGTTCCGGGAGTTGTTTTGATTTAATAAACATGTCGTACTCGTCCGGCCCCCATCGGCTAAACGTCACTTGTAACGATGTGTCGTTGAATGTCAGCATTTCATCACCTATCGTTATCCCGGTCCACCATCACAGAGACAAGCCTTGCCAATTCCACACAATTTTCCACCGAGTCCGGCTTGAGCCCGGTGTCATAAACGGCTGTTTCATAATACTCACGGAACTCCTCTTTCAACTGCATCAACGCTTTGTATTCCGGCGAAAATGAAACGGGCGGAGCGGTCGGTTTTTCCGGTTCAGGCACGGCTTTTTCTTGCGCCTTGAGCCACTTTTTATAGGCTTTTGCGAAGCGGTCCCAATGCTCCACAGCCTGAGCTTTTACGGCCTCAACCGATGACTTGTTTTTACTCGCCGTTTCCTCAAGAAATGTCTCGAGCTCCGGCCCGGCAATGTCGGCTGCCAAACTTCCGAAAACATCCTCGGCCGGTTCCGGCTCATCCATCGGCGGCGGCTCATATTTCCCGGGCGCGGTCTCGGTCAACTCCATATCAAAGTCCATGGCCTCCTCGGCCACACGGAGACCCTTGAGAACATCCCCGAACCCATCACGGAGGGTCCAGGATCGCGCCCGCATCTGCAACATCCGTTTCGGATACTGCTTCCATGGTCCGTCTTTTGACCACAGCCCGGCGGCCTTCGCATCGGATACCGAAAATTCACGGATGATCGGCTTGCTCTGCCCCTTTCGGACTGCCACGCAAACGGCTTTCATGGCGTCGCCGGAGCCCTCAATTCGCTCGTCGAAGTCGTCCAGAAGTCCGGATGCGCGGATAAGAGCAAGCACCGCATCACCCCACATGGACGGTCTGCCATTGATTACCGCCACGTTCTGGACGGCCTGCATAGGAGACAAGCCAACCTCAAGCCCCATCTGGACCGCCACGAATACAGCTTCCGGGGTCTGAATCCCCTTCGGCATCAGACCGGATGCGGCCATGATTCCAGCCATGCGGTAAAGTCCCTCAAAATTTCGCGGGAGCAACGCAAGACCGGCGGATGGTTGCCCCAATTCGATTTCAGCTTTCGGTTTCATCAATTCATTTTCCATTTTCGCCTCCGGCTTTGTCCCTAAAAACAACATATTGTATGGTTATATAACCCTTCTCGGCTACTACCATATTAGAGCAATCCAAGTCTGAAATTAGGTTGTTTTCGAACCGTCTAATATAAACAAGCCTATCAGCAGAGCTTTTAAGTATTGCATCGACCTTTCCTGCAATATCGGCAATATCAGAAGTAACAAACATTTCTATCCCTCCATCACGGTTTCATGTGTCTCGGTTTTTCAGACGGTCCTTTTTTCCCCTCCCCCGGATAGCCAAACTCGAAATCAGGGCGCGGCATAACGGGAGTGTCGTCAAGGACTTCCATCCTTGCGATATCAAACCAAAGCTGGTCCAACATTTTACAGTCTTTATCCATGCCACCGTGGACAAGGACCATGATGCACCCATAGAGATCAAAAGAAAGGCTTGTAGCAATACCGGCAAAGCCTGTTATTTTGTCCTTCACCGCCAGCCCTAGAATTTCAAAATGCTTTTTCACGTTTTTCATAACAGCCCCCTTTTAAGTCGTTCAATTAAGTGTTCAATTGGCGTTGACATTTGTTTTTTAGGCGCGGCACGGTATGTAAAGGTCACGGTGTGAAATCCGTTTGGCAAAAAATGTTTATACCCATCCGCTCCCCACTGCTCTGATATGTCTGTTTCGTGCCTGATCGTTTCAACAATAATCTCTCCCAACCTTGCTGTTTCGGCGATGTATTCAAGCCCAGAAGCGAACCCTTCAACGTCTTTTATCATCCCGTCACCTTTTAAAATTTCATGTCGCCAGTCGGCACTGCGGCCGACCGAATCACGGTTTCAGACTCCTCATAAATCTCCACGCCCGGAATCACCCGGAGCCCGTTTTTCACAGCCTGATTGATCGCCACCGTGTTGATGCTCTTGTACTCATCCGGCACGGCGGAGAAGTCCGTCAAGTTCCACTTCCAAACCTTTCGCAAGCTGGCCGATCCGCTTTCCGTCCTTGTAACGGCTTTCTCAGGGATCACCGGAGCCATGACGCGGACCGGCTCCACGTTGGCCTCAACAGCCTTCTTGTTCAGCTCCTCTTGAATCTTTCTCGCCTCCTCAGCGGCTTTTCGCTGTGCCTCCATCTGAATCCGGCGCTGCTCCACCTGCCACCGATTGACCTTGGAAACCGTTTCGGATTCTATGGTTTCCAGCCTTGACGTGTACTGTTTCGCAAAGGCATTGACAGCCTTCACAAATTCGTTTGCGGGCCCGACGATTTGTTTCCGCACCGAGTCAATCCGCTTGAGGATCGCCTTGACCTGGCCGGCCATGGCAACCGCTTTTTCGGCAGATGCGGTGTCAGTAATTTCGTGTCGCTTTGACTCATCCTCCATCTGACCGATGGCAATGTCGTATTGCCGGAGCTTTTCCCGCGCCGTGTCTAGGTCCAGCTCCGACCGGACAACGGCGGATTCGTCGTAAATCGCTGCTTCAAAATCAATCATAGTGCCTCCCAATCTATGGTTTTCGGTTTGAAAAAGTTGTATGCCGTCAGCGCCCCCATAAACACGCCCATGGCAATTCCATCATCCGTGTATTCCTTTACAATCGCTCCCGAACCATCCTTTTTTAACCGTACCGTCATGCCCCGTTTCGGAGCCTCGCCTTTTTTGCCGACCAGATGTCTGTACGCGGCGATCTGGACGCGCCATGAATCCATTGCGATTGCCCCGGTTTTCCAGTCGATCACAGTCAGTCCAAAATCGCCCCGTAACCGCGCAACAAGATCCACCTGCCCGGTGTAGCCAAGTGTTTCGTCCGTGAACCGAGTCTCAACAAAATGTGCGTACTCGATCATGTCCGACCATTTGAGAAAGGATTCGAAATACGGCTTTGCTTCCGGACTGAGAACCGGAAAGCCGCCGATGAGGTGCAAGGCAATTGCATCATGCACCTGAGTGCCCCGGAGCGCGGCGGCTTCAAGTGTTTTGACCGGTATCCGTGACCAGTCGCAAAAAGGCGACAAGACTTGCGTCACGGATGGGTATGGTGTTGGGTTTTGGTACACGGTTATTGCGCCGGAGCTTCCATATAAGACGTTTTTGCGACTGGAACCGTTCCGAACACGTTCCGCAACTGTTCTTCCCTTTGCCGATAAACCTTGATGGTTTCTTTCAGCTTCGCGTTTTCCTCGTTGAGCGCATGGACGGTCAGCTTCAACTTGTCAATCTGCTCATCCTTTTCTTTTATCTGTTGGATATATTCGGCAATTGTCTGCATCCGCCTTTGAGATTCGGCCTCGATTTCGCTTTTGGTAGGTCCAACCGGAGCTTGGTCCGCTTTCGGCTTGCTGTTGGCCTTGATGATCTTGTCGATTTTCAGCCGGTTGACGCCTTTGGTTTCCTCGATCTTCTTGACCACATCTGGAACCTTGTCGGCCCCGCATTCGGCCTGGATTTTGGATACAAGCCCCGGACCCCACTTCGCGGCGGCTTCCGGATGAGCGATGAACGCGAACCGCTCCTTGTTGTAGGTCCATTCGCGCAAATTGTGCTTGTCCATCAGGTAAACCTTAAATGAGGCGCTTTTGTACACCGGATTTTCCCGGAAACGTCTTGTCCTTTCGAGGTAGTAAAGAGTCAAAATCAAGTCTTTCCGGTTACTTGCGGCGTTCCGGGAAAACTTCTCGCACTTCGTCTCAATTTCTCCGATTGCCGCTGAGTCATACTTCTTTTTCAGGTCGTCTAGTAACATTGTAAATCTCCTTTTTTAGGTTGTTTGGTTTTGCACCTGGACTGTGGGTTTAAGGTTTTTTGTGGCTTGCATGAAATCGTTGGGTTTCATTCCCCTTCTGGCTTGCATTTTGAACATGGGTTTCAAACCTGGAACGGCTTGCATCGAGGACGTGGGTTTCTCCCGGCTTTTGGCTTGCATAGAAATTTTGGGTTTCAAAAGGATGCTGGCTTGCATGATGGTCATGGGTTTCACATAGCTGTTGGCTTGCACTCGCCGGATGGGTTTCAGAATGGGACCGGCTTGCACACGTTTCATGGGTTTCACGAGGTCAATGGCTTGCAAGCTTATAATGGGTTTCACACACGAGATGGCTTTCACAATGTTTACGAATTTAACTGAACATCCGGATTGTAGAAAAACGGTGGAATGATGCCGGTATGATCCAGGATTACATCGGCGTACACACCCCGAGTCGATTTGCCCTCGAATTCACGGGCAATGTGCCAAAAGTGAGACAGGAACAACTTACACATCATCATCCGCGCCATGGAATGGCGGTGACCCTTTGTTTTTTCGGGATACTTCGCTTCCAGTTTGGCCTTGCTTTCCAGCAGAAACGCCTTGTAGGGGTGATCCGGTCCGAACTTGTTGAACGACTCGCCGACCTGGTAAGAAATAAGGCGGCCCTTCGGACTCCACGCCACGACCTGGCCTTTTTTCATTTTTGGCTTTTTGCCGTCCACGACATGCTCCCCCATATATGCCCACCACTTGCTTACGTTCGGGAAGTCTTTCGAGTAATCGATTTTGTGCGCAAGAACGCCGTCGCCCTTGGCCTTTTTACCGCAACCGGCGCAAACAAACCCCGCTGGCTTGTCGTCCTCTTTTTCTTGCTTGACAAGTACACCGCCGCACTCCTTGCAAACCGAAACAAACCGATAGTAATAGAGCAGGATCAAATTTCCGGCGATGAACGGACCGATTCCGGGAATGTCTTTCATCCATGCCGTCCAGATCGGCCAAAACTCCAATTCCTTTTCGATCTGTCTGGACGCCTTACCCTTGAACGAATCCATGTTTTTGATAAGCTCGGAGTTTTTCATCTGCATTTCTGGGTTAATCGCCTGCAACCGGTTTTTGGTTCCGGTCGTCATTGTCACAATCGCATCATAGGTTTTGCATAAAAAGTTCAGGTTTTTGATTACATCGTCATTCGCTTGTGGTTTCATGTTCGGCTCCTTTTTGGTTTAGTGGTTTTGCACGCCTTCAATAGGTTTCAATATGAACGTGGCTTGCATGCATGGTTTAGGTTTCAAAATGGGATTGGCTTGCAATCTTTCATTGGGTTTCATAGTTGCGATGGCTTGCAGCCTTTTCGTGGGTTTCATCGGAAAATCGGCTTGCATCAAGGACGTGGGTTTCATTCCTGTACCGGCTTGCATTCATATCTTAGGTTTCAAAGGGAACATGGCTTGCATCATTTTTCTAGGTTTCATGAAATGCATGGCTTGCATTCTTTCATTGGTTTTCAAACATGCGATGGCTTGCATTCGCAGTTTGGGTTTCACTAGCGCCGCGGCTTGCACATGTATCTTGGGTTTCATGATCGCATTGGCTTGCATTTTAATCTTGGGTTTCATACGATCGATGGCTTGCATTCAATGTCTGGGTTTCAAAATCATCCTGGCTTTCATTGGCTCAATAGATTTCATTGATGTTTCGGATCATTCCGCATCATCCAAACTCAACTGCCGTTCATTCGCATAAAACTTCGCCTCGCTCCGGACCTTTTCCTTGACGAAAGACAACTGCACCGCCACCGGGATTCCCTGCTTTCCAGGAAACCCGAGTTTCACGGCGATGCTGATGGATAATTCGCCGTCCTTTTCGTGGACAGCGGAGATTGTGCCAAGATTATCGTCAAGCAATGAATCAAGGATGCTCAACAAATGCGCTTTGGTTTGTTCCCCGATCATTCATCCCCCTTCAAATAGATCCAGCAGATTGTAAGTATCGTCCCTAGAAAACCGGTAAAAAGCCCGGCTGAAAAGTATGCGAATTCGTGCATGGTTATAACACCTCCACTTCATCCGCCAGCCATCGGAGAAACGCGGCAAGCTCGGCGGGCGGCCTGAATATTCCAAACTCCATCTTGGTTTCAACGTCGCTCAAGTCTACCGATACAAGCCCTCTGCCATCGGCGTGGATAGGCTGTTTTTCGATCACAACGTTTTGCGACCAGTCGGTTCCGTCTTTCAGTTTTGTATGCCTTTTCAATAAGTGCCGTTCAGATAAAAGCATGATGCCCCCTACAGGCTAAAAAGGATGATCGTGAAAAGCCACGCCAGCCCGAGCGCGGCCCCGGCCCCAAGGCAATACGGGATCTGCTCTTTCAGCCATTCCTTGATAATCGAATCCGTCCAGTTCATTTTTGCCCCTCCTCTTGTGTTTTGATAGAGAACGCCCGTAAACATCTTGTACACACGACTTCGACCTCGTTTTTTTTCAAATATCTGAGGATGTGGTCCCGCCAGTTTTTCCGGACATCTCCGCAGTGCGGGCACTTTGGATTCATGCGGTGACCTCGCCGTCCAGCGAATCAATGAGGTCTGCAACTTCGCACTCCACCCCGGCCAAAATGCTCGAGGCGATGGTAAGGCCAACCAGCTTGCCGAAATAATATTCGGTCTGCTCCTGATTGTATTGCCTTTCCGCTTTCGCCCGCTCCGCCTGAATCCGTTCTTTTATGTCCATTTGCCCACCTCCATAAACAAAAATGGCCGGTCCGCTATTGCAGATCGGCCTTGCCTTTGAGTAATCCCCGGACGGACTCCGGATCATCCATCCACAACTCCGGAGCTATTCCGGTTGCAGATGCCAGCTTTTTAGCGGTTTCCCATGATGGACGGCGATTACCGGCCAAGATGTTGTAAACCGCACTGAGTGAAATTCCCGTTATTTTTGAAAGCGTTTTTGGTTTCATGGCTTCCGTTGTATTCCAACGAAATTACCATGTCAACAATTATTTTTATTCAATCTGAATATTTTTTACCATCCCACAGAGTTCCGTTTCCAAAACGGCCATCCTGCGGACCGGACCCCGGCATACATCGGATATCGGATATACCACGGCACCCCACGACACTCCATCGCCTCGAGGAAGATCCGGTCAGCCACGTCGCGGGAGACGCACGGAGAACAATTTTGCCTATACAGGTAATCATGCACCACCGCCTCCCGGTGTGCCCGGTCTCCCCATGACACATAGACAATAGGAATGCGCGGTACGGTTGCCAGGTCGGTTTTGAACCCGCGCGGGATGCAGATGTGACCGGCGATATCGGACCGATAGACAAGAGGTTTTATCAGTAGCCATTCGTCTTCCCCAATCAGCTCCGCGTTCAGGTTGGATAAAAACTCAGCCATGAGGTTTCCTCCCCATGATCTCCGTTTTGTCCGCGCTGCCCTTTGAAGATCCCCAGAAGTAGCCGACAATCGAATTCCCGACACCAAGCAGGTATGCCAGGACATACTTGGCCGCCTCCTCTCCGGACGCAGGGATAGGAACAAACACCAGGGCTGCCACCAGCAGAAAGACGATGACCAGTATCCCGACAGCCATCACCACGATAAACCGTTTTTCGGTTTCCATTTTCACCCCCTACGCTTTAAAATCCGTAGTGCTTCGCATCAGCCACCCCGCAATGAACCGTGGCTTGTTCTGATTTTTGTAGTGTTGATACAATTCCCCCTCAAAGGCTGCTACGATGGCTTGCGCATGTCTATACGAATTAATCCATAAAATAGTTGCTGGTCCGATCCTACCATCAACAACAAGACCAGCCCCCAAGGTATTGCAAGCCTCCTGCAGATACCGGATTGCACGTGAGGCATTCATATTGACCACGGCTATGAAAACCTTGGCGGCGACTGCCGGAGAAATAAACAGGTTGCACTTGTACTTTGTCCAGTAGTCCCGCCAGTAGATTTCTTTAGCCTGGTGGATGGTCAGATTTTTAATGTCCAGGTCCGGATATTGCCGCTTGGATATCCCGTACTTGGTCTCCCCGCCGGGATCATCCGGGTCATTCGAATATCCCCCCTCGAAAGCCATAAGATAATCAAACGCACAGTCAAAATTGGTCATGGACTTATCCCCCGAACGTCTTGAAGGCCATACCCAGAAGCGCCAGACCCATCGGGATCTGAAAAACATAGACCCACTTCAGGGACGACCTGGGGCAGCTCGCCTGGTACAGAGCCACCGTATTGCACCTGGTGGACAGGTCATCGTATTTTTTCCACAGAGAAGAAATCTCCGCCTGGATCCTGCTGATCTTTTCGTCCTGGACTGCCATCTTGCTTAGTGTTTCCTTGATCTCGTCGAGCTGAAATTCAATTTTTTCGAGGCGCTTTCCGGTATTATCGTCCATCGTCAGATCTCCGCAGATGTCGAGGTTATTCAGTCTCTATGGAAAACATATGGGAGGGTCCGGACCGCCCGGCCTCCGTGCTGTTCAGCATGATATACAGCTTGTCCGTGGTCACCATGAACCCGGACGGCTGAATTAGACCTGATGACACGCCCGCCGTCGATTTCAGCCTGGTAAAGTCGGATTCGGCAAAAAGGGTTTGCCATCCGGAATCCGTCAACCGCATGACAACCGCCGACCCGTTGGACCTGACCCCGGACGCGAACAAATAGCCCTGATACTGAGCGAAAGTTCCAAAGTTGTTGATGTTTTCGGGCAGGGTCTCCACCATGCAAAAGGTACCACCTTCAAGCCGGTATATGGATGCGGTCCCGCCGTTCCTCGATCCGGCTCCGGCATACAGTGTCCCGGAATACGATATGGCATGGTGGAGTCCGACCCCGCCCGAAAAGACGCACTCCGTTGACAAGTCCGGATTCACCCGGTAAATCCGCCCGGAATCATAATCCGGATGCTGCCCAAACAAGTACAGACATCCGTCATGCTCTAGTAAGTGAAATGTCATGATATCTGCAATGCAGACACCGGAATAGACCGACTTTGCGCCATCCCAATACCAAAGCTGGGTGCCTGAATTTCCGTTGTTGGCCGCGAAAGTGGCCGGATTCCAAGCGAACCATGGCACTCCATTCCAGGTATTTACGGCCAAGAGGTAGTGCCTGTAATCGCCTACGAAAGTACGATTGACGTTATCCCCGTAGGCATAGACCGCACCGCGCTCAGTAAGTACCAGTTGATTCGATCCATCCCAGAAAAAAGGCTTGCAAGACTCATGGTTGCCGGAGTCGGTGAGTTTGTAAGTGACATAAGACGAATACGGAGGAGACATTTTATAATACCGTTGCCATCTCGCGGTCCGGTCCGTCAGTTGCGGGTTTCTGGGATCGTCCCCGGATTGCGTGATGTAAGAACCCCAAAAGATATCAGATCCCCGGACCGCCCCATGCCAAAGGTATGCTTGGATAGAAGTGACAAACGAAAGTTTATAAGTTGGTTGATATGTTGATTCAGTTCCAGTTGCAGTTGCCAGGATCAACGTCAGCCTTTCGCCGTCCAGATAAAAAGGAATCCCGGATATGCTTCCTATCGGTTCCGGCTCCGAATACGGGAAGTTCCATTCGTATCCGCCCGACGTGATAAAAGCTGTCCCTGAGCGAAACGAGAACCGGAACACCGAGCTTTCGAGGGTCACATCATAGGATTTACCATCCACCCCGGCAAAAGCGATTGTGGCGGAAATCAGGCTGAATAAAACGGCAAGTATCTTCATTTTTTTACGAACACAAGCGGGTCAGAGAAAAACAACCTGATTTCACCGTCCTTGTATAGGAATGGCAACCCCTCAATATCCCCACAACCAGAATCATAAGTATAGTTCAGCCAGACTTCCATATTGTTGGAGTCTGTCAGCAGCACTTGCCCGCACTCCCCGCCAGAGAATGGTGTTTTCTGGAAAGTCAGTTCGAATACTTGGCCGTCAAAAGCGGTTTCAAAAGTCTGGCCATCCAGCTCAGCGAAAGCCGGAATTGCGAATAGAACAGCAATCAAAACAACTAGCAGTCTTTTCATGGTCCCATCTCCCCTTTATTGTGAGTCACCACACAAGCCATATTCCAGGCTCCGAAAGCGTCATGTAACTTTCAAACGCGTAACCGGACGCACTTCCCACCAAAACCACACCCCGTTGCAACCAGCACAGCATCCACTCCCCAGCTACGCATACCAGATGATTCACTCCGCCCACCTCGCACCGGACTAGGCTGATCTTGTCCGGTCTGACTCCTTCTCGCCACAGCAGCTCCGCCACCGTGCAAGCGAAGTCGTCACAGTCACATGTAAACTGGATGTTATTTTCAACTTCGTCTGCATAGCTTTTCCAATAATCCTCAACCCCGAATTGATCCCAATCAGCGGACCATGACGATGTTGCAAGCCCAATGACCTTTTGAAAGATTCTTTCACATGTCTCCCGGTCCGCCTCTTTTGCTCCCCCGCCTTGGTACATGCAGAAGATCGATTGAGGATAGTCCCGGCACAGATACCCGTAGCCGGAAGCATAGGGAGCTATGTCGGATTCCTCGCCTCCACCACCGCAGCCGAGGCTAAGCAGGATCAGAATCAGTACCAGGATTTTTAACATATTGAAGTAACTTAATTATTTTATGTCTAATTTTCATTGCCTCCAAAGCATATGTGTTGTTATAGTATGCTAAAAACGCAACGTGATTATGTATATGCCCACCACCATAATTGTGAACACTGTTTAATAAATAGCACTGCAATGCAATTGCTTCTTTATTGGATAATTCAATTATTATTTTATCGTTCAGTTTCACTTATTTCAATCTCCGGAAATATCTCAGGCTCCGTACCCGGTTCCCATCCGTCTAGAATCCTGACGACCTTCAACCTCGGATCAAGCATCAATAAATCCATTATTTCGTCAAGCGTTGTAACGCCTACGGCGATGTAGTCCTCGTCGATGCGGAATAACTGATTCCATCCACATCCTTCCGTAGGTGTTCCGTTTTCATCCCGTGCGAAGATGATATCAGCTTCTTGGAGCAAGCTCGAAATTCCTTCCGCGTCGTCAGCGCGGGAGGGGAGTTTGAAGATTTGAGTTTTCATTTTGAGAATCCTTTAGTGTTTAAAAGCAGAGCCGCCCGCCGATATTCGAATACGCAAGCGTCGCCCCGTAACTCGAATTCCAACAGAACACCCCCGCAACCGTCCCATAAAGCGCATCACCACCCCGAAGGGCCACCCGCCAGCCGATATCTGGATCATTATCAAAATAGGTGTAATAATAGTCAGCCAGATATATGGCAGGCCCTCCACCCACACCAGCAGGATAAAACCCGACCCCGGTCTTAACCAGAGTCTTAAAATATCCGTCCGTTTCTGCCAGTGTTCCGATCAGCGTATACCCGCTGTCGGTATCATCTGCAAAACTCCCTCGATTATTACACAGATAAAGTCTGGATCGGTTCGCAGAGGAGTTGTGGATATTAATTCCGTCCACAAATTTCCAGATATGGCCATACCAGTTTTCGATGCCTCGATAGGACATGTACAACGCGATTCGGACGCACGTCCAGACAACGGTTCCATCTGTAACCGTAGCTCCTATCGTGGTCGGCCACGTGGGCTGACTGCCATCGGTTGTGCCTGGCGTTGTGCATTGATAGGTATACCCGTTAGCTACAGTTGGCGTGACCATTTGCCCGAGAGTTTTTCCAGTAGTGGCTGCCCAGGCCGGTACACTGGCGCTGCTGCTGTTTGTCGCGTTTCCAACGGAGTTGCTGTTTCCTGTCAGCGCCTGCGGACCACCAGGCCAAACAGAATATTGTGTTATCCCCTGGCCTATAAACGCCTGCGTATCAAAGTCGGCATACTCGACTGCATACAGCAGTTGAACAGCACCAACTAAATATGCATCCTCCAACCCACCAGAATTGGAAGAAGCGTATCCTCGAAAAGTGCTTCTTATTTGGCTTACTGTCGGAAGAACACCAGAAATGCTCCTCAGTTTATTTGAACCGTCCTTATATCCTTCATAAGCTGAATACAGCCTATAATCATGGCTTTCCTCATTGAGTTCAAACGCCGGGTGAACAGAGTATCCGTCATGTTGTGTCAGGCTGATTTGCCAAGAATGAAGCGTACCGACACAGCTATATTTGTAGTAAAACCGAGGTACATAAACCATCACATCGCCATCTGTTCCGTCCAGAACAGCCGCAGTTCCATCAGCCTTTTTCGTTGAGTCGTTTGGATCAAGGAAATAAGCGATGGTTTTTGGACCAGAGGCAACGCATCTTCGCATCAGTTTTTGGATTGGTAGATAGTTATCTCCAGGTGAAACGCCTAATGGGAAATTAGTCAAATCATCCGTTCTGACATAAACGTCAGTTGACTCATTCCAGGTAAGGCCAAGTATCGACTGAGCGTTGTTATATCCATAATCGGTACTAATAATGCGATTTAAGTGGCTGTATTCGCTGCTTGTTCCAATATATCTTACTGACACACCAGCAAAACTATTTAGTGCGGAAGTGCTAAAAAGGCCTGCTCTTGTTCCAGACAAGTGATTGCTCTCGTTAGCAGAAAGCGTTGTGGTAGGTCCAGTTCCAATGATCGCGTTGTTATAATAAACCCAAATATTCCTTCCATGCCGCCTCACTCTCAGCGGCGCATCGGCGGAATAGGCTTTTGCAACGGTTGCTTTGGTGGTGTAGATTCCGTTCTCACAGATTTCGAGGACTACCGATCCAGCTCCATTGTGGTATGCTCGTCCAAAATAAGTACCCGTAGCGTCAAGACCGAAAATGATACCAACTTGCAACCCCGTATCCATAGACGGATAGCAAGTGATATCAATGTCTTTGCTTGAAAGGTCAACATAGTTGTACGACGTTGCATGAGTCATCAGTTTGACTTTGTTGTCAGCTGATAACGTTTTTGCGGTAGTACATCGAAAAGTATTGCCTACGGCGCATCCTGTGTAAAAGAAGTTGGCTTGTGTTGCAGTGATCTGATACCAGTTCCCAACTATGATATCGCCGGAATTCAACTCATCGCCGAAAGTCGGAGTGATAGCCAACCTCCCACTTCCATCTACCGCCCCACTTGCACCACTCCATGCTACCCCACTTCCGCCCATACCTGGGCCGGTTGTTTCCGCATGACCTAGGCCGTCAGAAAGCCTTCCGTCGTTGGTCCCTGCATCCCCGGTGAAGGAATCAGACAGTACCGGAGCCGGGAGATAACGGTAGTTGCACTGTCTGATAAAATCGACTGTTGCAGCCGCGGAATAGTTGGACACGCCAAGATACCCTGAGTCGGTGTTTGTCGTTGTCTCGCCAAGAAAGATATAATCGCCCTCGGATTCTTTGAGGAAAAACAACGCTCCGGCGGCCCTGAGGACGATAACGAACACGTAATCACGCCCATCAGTGGGGATGAAGCAGATAGGATGTGCTGTTGTGCCGTCATAATAGAGTATCGTGTCGGCTGTGATTCGGACCCGGTGAACCGTCAGCTCCCCGGTCTTGTCAGCGTCAAGGCCAAGCTCCACTTTCGAGGTGACATCGGTTACATTGATCTTGAAAGCGATCACTTGCCCGGCAGCCCGTGTGATTGCCTTGTCCAGCCAAAAACCAGGATCACCCCATGCCGGCACAGCCTGCCCGCCAGAGCAGGTAAGCCTGTCTGACGCGATTGTGATTTTGCTTGCAGTGTCAACAACGGTCCGAGTCGTTCCCGGTGGAGTCGTCGCCGTCCCATGGACATTTCCGGCAGTCAACGCAAGTTCAAATTCATCGTTTTGCCGATACGTTGACCGGTTGAAAACCGTTCGAAACGGACTTGCCGGCTGAGTGTTGCAAAATTTTTTTATTTTCGGCGTGCGGTTGATAAAAACTGAGGATGCCATGGTTATGACTCCAATCTCAGTACCACCGTATCGGTACCGTACCCGCCCGTTTTGACACCGGCCCGGTACACCCATCCGGCGTTAGCAACCGTGCCGACATGGACGGTATTATCAGTTGCCGGAACGTTGAAGGTCTCGATGTCATAGACGGTTGACCCGCCATCAGGCGACCCCTGAAATGTCACAGTGGAATCAGACAGCCCGGAAATTAGCAGGTGAAACACGTTCCGCAATTTCGTCCATGCGGTAAACGTGTTTTCAGCGGTGATTTCAGCGGTTACGCTTTGAGATATTCCCATGATTATTTCTCCTTATATTCCAGCAATAAGTTTCCACCGGACCCAATACCAGGCCCGACAGCCGGTAAACATGATACGCGCAATGATCCGATGCCCTTTTCTGCAAACACAGGCATATAGCCTGCAATCCGCTTTCAGTCGATCTTCCGCCGACCTTTGAAGCCATGCGTCGGTGGACTCGATATCATGCCAAACACAGCATTCCAGCCAATTGCCGTTTGGAAAGAAAGTACAACGGTTATCCATTGGCAGCAGCTTCAGTATTGACGTAAATCGCATCTTTCATCGTCCAAGTTTCCGCTAAGTACGATTGCCCCCATGCGAAAACCTCACCAAGCATCTGCATTGCATCTTGGAGGGAAACCATATGAACGATATCATCATAATCGCGGATATAAACTTGTGGAGGCTGAAAAGCCAATAATCCGGTCATCAATTGAGTCCACCGGATCAAATCATATTCCCGTACTTGCAACTTGATTCCGTTTAAACAAGTGTATCCAGCCTCCGCAACCGCTTCGCGCTCTTTTTCCAGGTCGGCCAACGGCTGACGTACCAAATATTCCTTAATTTCTTGTTTTGTCATTGGTTCCGATCTGATATCCTCTGGAAAATTTTCTCCATACCAGATAATCCATCCGTCAGTGGTTGTGTTTCCAGTTGATCCTTCTGGAGCCTGTTGGCCTGGAGATAATTCAAACCTTCGGTATTCCATATCATTCTCCAATCATAGATGCCGTATCAAATAGCGTCATGCCCTTATTTTTTGCAAAAAGTAACGCCCTGTTTTGGTACTTGTATCCCATTTCAATAAGCCATTTATGGGTAAGCTCATGCTCCGGGATAATTCCTTTTTGGAGCAATTGCCCTTCCTGTGTTAAAAATGCGCTGACTTCGTATTGAGCGGCAGTACCGGAAATCCCAATCTGAAAAAAGTAAATGTGATTCCCCTCATCTATCACGCCACCGTGTGACCGAGCCGCACACAATCCTTGTTCAAACGCCTTCATGACGTGATACCTGGCCTCGTCCGCTTCAAAATCCTCCTCAGTAAAAGTTTCCTTGCCATATTTTTTTAAAATGTTTTGGTACTGAGTAAGATAGGCGGAGACCTTGCGAATAGCCGCCTCGATATAATTTTGTGAGGATAAAAGCTGATGCTGTTTTTGCTCTATTTCAATTTGGAATAGCTCCCGATCTAGGTCATCTTCCGTCATTTCGTACTTACATTTCAGTTTTGCTATTTTAACCTTTGTTTTTCTGGTTTTGAAATACGCCTCATCCAGAGCCATTTTTGTTTTATTGATTTCCGCACAAATCTGACGTAGGGATCGAAGTTCCGTCAGTGGATGGATAGACATCATGTTATCCATAAACTGACTTTGAGACTTATAAAAAACCCTTGAGGCTTTTTCGACAAGCGGATATTCTTTTTGGATTTTTTCAAGCATTCCATGATATTGCTTGGAAATATCTGTTTTCTGTAAAATTAACTCATTCATGCAAGACCCCCATGCCCGTTAGAACAACCGCCCAGGCTTGCCCTTGAAACAGTCAAATCCCCGAAGTCTGTTGCGTTTCCGGTTGTTGCAATTACCACAAACTCAATGATATTGACTTCACTTGACATGGTGTTATCATATCCTCCACCAAATGCCCCGCGAATATTATTCGAAACCCCACCCGGTGTTTCGTCTCTCTGTGCGGTCAGGTCTCCGAAGTCGGTTGCATTTCCGGTGGTTGCGATGGTAATATAGTCAATAACATTGCTATAGCTTGGCTCGGCTTCCCCACCAGCGAATATACCGCGAGTTGAACTTGAGCAGGACGCAAGCTCCATCCTTGCCGTTGTCAAATCCCCGAAGTCTGTTGCGTTTCCGGTTGTTGCGATGGTTAAATATTCAATGATGTTGTACCACCCATATCCACTTCTCCACCCACCGCCGAACACCCCCCTGGTAGGAGAAGCACATCCACCCATATAGTATCGCCATACTGTTATTTCGCCGAATGAAGTACTGTTGCCAGTTGTTGCGATTGTGATATATTCGTACCCATCAGAAAAATCGTATGACGAAAAAATTCCCCTGGTATCGTTTGAACAAGCCGACATTCCAGAAGCAGAATAGTCTAAATCCCCGAAGTCTGTTGCGTTTCCGGTTGTTGCAATTGTAATGTAATCAATTACATCTGAATCGCTTCCGTCATATCCACCGCCGAATATGCCCCTTGTGGCGGATGCCAATCCAGCCAGTTCGTACCGTGAAACGGTCAAATCCCCGAAGTCAGTCGCATTGCCAGTGGTTGATATGGATATGTAATCAATTACATTAAAACCTCCACTATCGTATCCGCCACCGAAAATGCCTCTGTCCCCGCGCCACGAAAAAGCAACGCCCAATATTTTTGCAGGATTTTCAATCCCAATAGCCTTAGCAATGGCCTCAACGCTGATGAATTTCTGAGTCATCAGGCCACCTCAACATACGCCGTATCCGGGTCAAACCAGATAACGTCTGCTGTGTAGGCATACCCAACAATTCTTACAACATCCCCTGACCCGGAAGGCTTTGTCGCTGTCGGATTTCCTGGAGTCGTATGCACGAAAAGCTCTGCGCCGACTGTCCAGTTCCATGTATCATCACGAATAAAGCCTTTGCGAAGAAAAACGCCAGTTGCGTTTTGTGAAATTGACGCTGTTGCCATGACAATTAATCCTTTTGCCGTTGCTTCAGCATCCGCATCAGCTTTCCAGAATTTACCATCGGACTTGAGATAACACACATCACCTATAACAACATTTTCTCCTGCTGTTGCTGGAAAAACATCACCGCTCCAGGCGTGATCGTTTGTTGGTGTTGGATCATAAACAAAAGATTTTTGGTTTAAATCCAGATCCCCACCCAATTGCGGGGTAGTATCCTCTACTACATTTGAGATTGCACCTCCGGTCCCAATCTCTGTTTTAAGCTCCCCAATGGTTATTTTTTTCAGTACGTTGGATGCCTCAGAGTCAATAAGGGCTACCTCGTCATTATTGTGCGCGTCCGACTTACCGGATACTCCATGAATAGTACTCGCTATATTCCCGGCATCAGTTACGTCCGCGCCATCTTCCACGTTCAAAATCGTCCGGACCTCCGTTGCAGATAGTGCGGCAATATTTCCTCCAGTCTTACGCCCAACGATCGTTTGTTCTGCCAACGTTACCGCCGCAGGTGTATTATCTGTTGTGGCGGCAAGTACCGTTTGCGCGTCGAACAGTGCTTTAGGCACCATCAAACCAAGCGCAACGTCCACACCCTTTAGGTGACTCGAAAGATGATCCACGGAAGTTGTTTGCGCAACGGTCTCCGGTGTAGAATTGGAGGGATTCCAATCAATGTCTACCTTATCGCCGTCAACCTCATCGGAACCGTCTTTGATGTGATTGGAGGCATGGTCCGGCATTGTGACCGCCACCAACAGCCAGCGCTTGTCTCCGGCGTTCGTGTCTGGGGAAATCACATCCGGGGAGCTTTCGGCGGCTCCTGATGAGGGGTCCAGCTTATGGAAATAGACTGTCCCGGAAGCCTCAGTTATCGCGAAGTCGCCGGATGCCAGGCCTGTTCCGTCGAGAGCATCCAAGGCCCCGGACGCCCCGCCGGTCAGGTTCGTGCATCTATAAGTGTTTGCCATTAAACGGCCTCCTGTACTTCTATATCAACGCCGATATTCTGCGCCTGAATGTATTGACCCTCGGGCGGATCGAGTATATGAAAAAACCCCCCCCATCTATCATCATCGCCAGCTTTTTCACTTAAAAGCATCGCAAGCGGCAGACTCCCGTTCGTGTTAAAAAGTGAGTCAAGCGAATTGAATTGCGTTCGGCTCATGATGAAATCAAGCGCGTATGCTCGCGGAGTGTTCCGCTTGTAAACGTACAGGCCACCATTACTCAGTTCTTCCTTGACGGAGTAATCGACCCGGTTTTGCTTTAATCCGTAACGAGGATCTGGAAAATCAATCAAAGTGCCACACCGCGCCACACCGACATAAACATCATCGGCGGCAGTCAGCTCGATGATGATGTGCAGTATTTCAGTATATTCAGAAGCGAACTCAACGAAAAACCGGCACAGTGTCCCGGACAGCGCAAATGTCTCATACGTCGTATCCTCGGCCTCGTTCTTTACATCGACGGTCCCGGACGTTGCGTTAGTATTGAAAAGCCCCAGGCCATTGACCGCGCCCGTTGTTGTCACGATTGTGACCGTTTCGGTTGTCTGCCCAGACCCGGCAAGCCAGTATTTCTGAGGATGGTTGTCAAGCATGTTGCTTGCCGGATAATCGGAATCAGCAGAACCGGCGCTAATCGTGTTGATACAGTCAGGATAAAGAATTTTCATGCAATAGACCCCTCGCCGGATAGCCTGATTATTCGCCTATCGAAATCATACTCAATGTCACGGGCATGGATCGTAATATTGATCGCCTGCCCCATGGATTCATCTAGCGCCACCACTTTTTGACCGGGAACAGGGAAAGTGCTTTCAAGCGGGATAGAAGTTTCCCACCGGACCGAGGCCATGTACCCATAAATAGCAGCAAGCGCCGTTTGGATGCTCGCCCGGACAGACTGAAAGCATTCGGTGGTTTCCTCGTTGCCATACGGGTGCGTCCCGGTTGCGGACTCCTCGTTACTTGTTTCCTTGATGTATTTTCCGATGGTCTCCTCAACCGCATTGCGCTCAAGCCATGTCGTCTTGAGTACTGAAACCGGCCTTGCAAACGTGATTTTCGACGGGAAAAAGTCATTTTCGGTTAATTCAATGTCGGTTCCGTTATCCTCGGCCATACTCACAAGATACAGGTCGTCGCCGTTGACATAGAACAGATGGCAAGCGTAAGCGCACAGTTCATCCAGGAAAGACACCAAAGTTTTCTGGCTTGTCGCCCAATAGGAAACAGTAAAGGCGGCAGCTAGCGTCGATGTAAGGCTCAAATTTAAATAACTTGCCCCACAAGCCCATGTAAAGATTTCAACGAGCGTTGTTGCCGATCCGGTCCCGGAAATCGTTACCTCGCCGACCGGGGCAACGCTTAATTCAAACGTTGTTGCAGTCACGTTTGTGACGTTCGCACACACATCAACGCCATCGTCAAACACGTGCCAGTCAGTATCAAGCGTTCCGGTGATGCCGGACAAGGCATAAACCTGGTTCCCTCCGCCGGCGTCTGGAAGTCGGACTGGATTTTGATGTTGGATTGCCCCGAAAGCCCGAGGGATAGCGACCGTATCACCATCGTAGTTTTCCATCTCATCGAGCAAGAGCGCGTCAAAGGTCCGCTCATAAAGCTGATACGTGATGCCATCCCGACTGAGTGCTTGCCGGTGGAGCGTCCCGTTGAAAAGCTGAGTGATAACGTCGTCCTCATCGGCATACGAAATCACCACCGGACATGAATCGGGAGGCGGCCAGATGCCTGCATCTTGAAAAGTGTCAAGTGTGAAAGTAATGTCCCCGAATCCAAGTTTGCAGTACCCGCCGGAAAGATGATCCAAGCGGAATTGCGGCGGCGTCATGCTTATGATGAGTTGGTCCCAATACCGATCACCGGCGTAGGAGACATTCGATGCCTTGACGGTCACATCCGAATCGGCCCAGGTGTTGTAAGCGTCGTCCAGCCACGTGTTATAGGCGTCGTCAGTCCACCGATTTCCGGTGAATAATGTCATTTCGACAAGTACGGGCATTAATACAGCCTCCGCCGAGAAACGCCTTGTCGTTCGTTCGCGCTGACCCGAACCACATCAGCCTCTTTCCGAATGTAGCCGGAAAGCCGCTCGCCTGAGTCAAGCACGATTTCACACCGCTGTTTTGACTTGCTCACAGACACCAACTCCCGCAAAAGGGTTTTGGTTTCCTCATCCATGCTCGACCCGGTAAACCGCACCGGGATTGCCCCACTCGCAAGCGGAACGACAGCCTCAACGCCATGCAGGGTCACCGGATAACCCGACGTCGGTCCGGATGCGACGCCGCCCTCAGCGTAGCCAGGAACACCAAGAGCCTTATTAAGATCCCGCTGTGCGTAATAGGATGCAAAGTTCAGGGCAGCATTGGAAAACGTTTTCCCGGAACTTGGATCGTAATAGCTCAGCTTCCCGGACATGGTAGTCATGACGTTTTTCAGGTCAGTAAGCAGGGATTGTGTTGTTGCGTCCCGCGCGGCCTGATTCGTGTCAAGGGTGTAAAGTGCCTGCCCAAGTTGCTCGGTAAAGGCGTTCATGTAGTCATAGAATTCGGCGTAAGTCATCCCGGAGGTTGTCCCTCCACCACTATAGCCCATGATAGCGGCTATCAGTCTGTCGGTGTTCGCGGTGTTGTTTTCATCCATGGTCTGCAAGAACCCGCCGACCCCGCCCATGAACAAGTACAAAGTGTCGTTGATATCGCCAAGGGACGCGCCCACCAGCGCGGTGGAAAGCCCGTTGATAACATCCTGAATGCCGGTCCAGAGCAGAGACAACAGGCTTGCAACGTCCTCCATCTCATCGGAAATCATGCTGTCAAGGATGTTCAGGCTTTCGATAATGGTATTGTCCAGCGTCGCAAGTTCTTGTTTCATGGATTCTTCGAGGCTTGCAATCAAGTCGTTCTGTTCTTCCGTCAAATCCTCAAGGCTTTTCCCGGATACCGATGCGGCGGAAAGCCCAAGTGATGCCAGATCCGACATGACTTGATTGTACATGTCCTGATAAGCTGTGCTTGATTTGAAAGCATCCTGCCCGGCTTGCAAGTAAGTATCTATGAAGTCAAGATAATCGTTGACCGCATCTTCTTCCATGGTCTGTGCTTCTGCGAAAAGCGTAGCGTAATCCTGAATCGCCTCCTCAGCTTTCGCCGTAGGCAAGGCAAGGTTGTAGCTCGAGTATTTCAAGTCCTGGATCTTCTTGTTGACACTTTCGAGGATGTTGACCAGTGAGGCCATTGATTCGTAGGTGTCGTTGATCGCGTCCATCTCCGTTTGGTATCTGTCCTCGATTGCTTCCTTTTCGGCGGAGTAGTAGGACAGGAGCGTATCGTAAATATCGCTTGTAAGCTCAACCGCCTCCTCCACCCGATCCGTAGGCAAATCAGCCAGTTGATTCAGTTTGTCATAAAGTTGCCCGGCATAGTAGATGGATCGATCCGCAAGCGCCATACCGGATACCTGAATGGATTCGATCTTGTCAGCGATGGTCCCCTGTTGGGAAATAAAGGATTCGTAAGCGGAGGAAAGCGCGTTGAATACCGATTGAAAATAGGCCTCAAGATCTTGTGAGTATTCGGAAAGATCGGATTCGCTCAGGCCCAGGAAATCGAATATCCCTCCAGAACCGAATTGCGACCGAGCATAGACAAGCGCGTAATAAGCATTCTCCAAGTCTCCGGCCGTATTCGTTACCTTGCCGACCCATGAGGCAATTGAAAATTGCAAGTCCCTCAGCCCTTGCGACATGTCCTTCAAAGCGTCGGTAATCGCCTTGACAATCGACGCGATTTCCAAAGCCCTCAATTCTGCTTCCGTTGTGCCGGGGTCAAGTCCGTTTTCGATCAGCGTTCCAAGATCATCAATCCACTCATTGAATTGGTCTCGGATATCAGAGAGGGAATCCCGGAGACCGCCGGACAGTCCGAAAGTGTCACGGATCGCGTCCTTTACACCTTTGATCCAATCGTCGGCGGATGCTTGCAGGGATTCGGACCACATTTCATAAATGTCGTCCAGTTCCTCTTGAGTCGCGCCGACTTCCTGCGCTGTTTCGATGTAGTCCTCAAAAGTCTTGTTGATATCCTCGATCTCTTTTTGCAGATCGGTCAGCAAGTCAAGGAAGTCGGTAACCGAGGCATAAAGGGATTCCCACATCTCTTGTTCAGTCGTCCCGCTGGAATGCGTTGCCGGATCTTCGTACCACTTCAAGGATGCGGTTCCGGAAGCATAGCCTTTGATTCCCATGGCAAGCAAACGCTGCGTATCACTATGATTTAAAATATGTCCCGACGTGGTCGGCCAGAACATTTCAGTGCCTTCCTCGCCTACTATATATGGAGTATTCGCGGAGACTGGCCCGCCGGATGCTCTAGCATCGATATTCATTGGATCAACACCGGCCATATCAACCCCGATTTTCAGCTTGTACCACTCGTCGGAAGGATCCAGTTCGAAAGTAGCAAGCAACTCCTCAAGCTCAAATTTGATGGTTTCGGCAGACTTGTCAACAAGTGCCGCGTTGAACCAATCGAGCAACCCGGCTTCTTGCCGGAGAGCAATATCAAGCTCCGCCCGCTTCTGTACCAAGGCGTCCATTTGATCGACGGTCAGCCCGAGATATGCGGCGTACTCGTTTTGGAGGGAAATAGAGTCTTTCATGGCTTGCGCGTCGATGCCGGTAAAATCCGACATGTATGCCGCCTTGTAGTAGGTCAGTTCTGCATCGGTCAAATCACGGACCCCTGCGGCCCATTCGTGGAGCATGTCGTATGCGGACGGTCGACCACCGCCGAAAAGAACCTCATCCAGCCCCAAGGACCCGGCCAAAGCCGCGCCCAAGGGAATCAAGGCACCGGTCAAGGCCAGCGCCCCGGTAGTGGCGGCGGTCGTGCCGGCCCCGAATTCGTACATACCGTTTGCCACAACAGTGGTTTCAGAGGCCAGACCCGAAACAGCCTTTGTGGTCAGCCCAAGAGCAGATGCAAGGCTGGAAACCCCGGATGTTATCTTATCCCATCCGGCAGCTAGCGCACCGCCGACGCCGAGCCCCAGGACTCCATCTCCGGTAGACGATTCAGACCCGAAAAGCCCGCTCAGGCTAAACCCGGAGCCGGTCCCGGTGAAAAGACCTTTCAGACCCGAAACAAGCCATGCGGCCACCATGTTCGCAAGCATCTTCTTGAACAAATCGAGGATGGAGTCAAAAAAGTCTCCCCACGAATCAAGCCCCTCATCGAACATGTCATAGATGGTGTCGGCGAAGCTGTTCTGAATGCCGTTCCACATCTCATCGTAGATTTTTTGATAAAGTTTTTGCTGCTCTTTAAGGTGCTTTTCTGTTGCTTTTTGTTCCTTCAAAAGGTTTTTGTTGTATTCTTCGTCAGATATAAAAGACCGTTTTTGAACATGATCCAACCACGCTTCCTCTTGTTTTTGGTATGACTTGACCATTGAGTTATATTCATCATCAATGGCTTTTTGCCGAGAGCGCATTTCCTTGTTGTAGTCTGCATCCGAGATATAAGACCGCTTTTCAATCTGTTCGATCCATTCTTTTTCGGCGGCGGCCATTGAACGGATTAGCTTGTTTGTTTCAGCAAGTTCTTTTTTTCTTTCCTTTTCAGCAGACAAAAGATCTTGGGTTTTCTTTACTTGCCAGTCGGCAGATGCGGCGGCTACGTCGTTTTGAGCCTGCGTATTCTCAACAAAGGCTTTTGTCTGTTCGTAATACTTGGCAATTGAATCGGCTACCCCATCGGTAACAAGATCGAAGCTTGCCGATGTTAGCCGGCCAGCTTCCGCGTAAAAACCTTGAATATCGGCCCAATTTTTCTTTGCCGCTGCGAACTGGCCGGTTGCGGCATTCGCGGCCAAAGCAGCGCCAGACGCAAGAATTTTCACCCACTGATACGCGCCCTCAATAAGATTTCCGATGGCCGTTGCAATCGGCTTTATCACGGCAAGAACCCCGCCCCACCCGTAAGCAATCGTCATTACGACTTCGGCCATGTTTTTAAGTAAAGGCCCAAAGCCCTTCAAAACACCCCAGACAGAACCGAGCGTGTTATAGACAGTCGCCCATGCAATCGCGATCCCGCCAGCAATAAGGCTTCTGTTTTCATCAACAAACGAATTTAAACCTTTTACAAGCTCGATAATGTCTGAATACGCCCCACCCATTCCGGCGCGAAGCGTTTGCGTCGCGGTAGTATCAAGTGTTGACTTGACGGCATTCCACTGTTGTTCAAGTAGGGAAGTAGCTGGACCAAAACCAACCAACAACTCCCCTATATTTTCAAGCACCGTTCCTTGATTGCGCCACGTCTCTAAATGTTTTTCAATTTCCGGATCAATTGCCTTCAAAGTGGTAAGCAGCATGCTTGTTGACTCGTTTGTGCCAAGCATCAACGACCGAATTTCGGTATTGATTTGCCTCATAATCTCTTGGCCTTGAGTCAACAGCGGCAGTGCATTTGATATTCTTGTAAACGCTTCCACCTGCTTATCGTTTGATGCGCTCAAAAACACCCCGGCACGCGCGAAAGCGTTTGCAAGAGCGGTCGTTTCCTCGCCGGAAAGAAGCGTTTTTGCTGCAATATCCTCTAAAATTGGCACCATCGCAGACGAATACGAAAGCGCCTTTTGCCACTGCTGTTCAAGACTGACACCCTTTGACCGCTCTGTGAAACTAACCACCATGGCGGCCAAGGATGCTACAGATGTATTGTATGTCTCAACGGCCTTAAACCCTTTTTCGAATGTCTCCTTTAGCGTGTAGCCGAGCGTAGCGACGGCGCCGGTTATCAGCCCTACGGCGGATATTGAACTGCTTGCAAGGTCTGAAAACCCCTGCTTTGCCTTATCCAAAAAGCCTTGTTGTTCCCCAAACTGCTTTCGGTTCAGCTCACTAATTTTTTCGTTTTTGGCTTTTTCCGCCCGGACAATATCATCAGCGGTAGAACCGGCGTGGTTTTTGATGAGGTCGAAAGATTTTTGAGCGCGGTTTTTGAGTTCCTCGAAATGTGCTGCGGAGCTGACGCCAAGGTTCTTGAAGTGTTTCTCAATTCCCTTTGTAGTCATTCCGGCCGGGGTTTCGAGAAACTTGATTTGTTCCTGAGCTTTATCAAGATCCATCTTGAGCTGAGTCATGTCAGCCCGAATCTTGATATAAGCGTTGCCGAGGGAATTGGACATTATTTCACCGTTTCCTGTTGTTTCTCCGCCAACCTTTTTTCATGGACGCCTGAAATTTCAAGGCGGATCGCATTCACCACCCTATCAAAGACTGTCCAGTTGCCCCAGCAACCATATCGTTCCATGATTACTTTCAAAGCCGGGATGTTTACGTCAAGAGGTACTCCTTCCATCCCTGCGAGTATAAGCTGATTTTTCGCTTGTTGATAAATTCGGAACGTCAGTTCATTTTCGCGCCGGAGCTGCACCGGCATACAGGCGTCACAATCGGGATCTTTGTTGTACATCGCCCAGGTCCGCCGGCACAGCTCACAGTCAATCCGGTTTTTAGCCTGGTCGATGTATTCCCTCAGTTTTTTTCGGCCTCCTCGATTGCCTCCTTGACATCCGGAGTTAGCTTTTCGAGGCACTTGTCAATGACGGATTGGAATGCCGGCCAGGAAAGCATGAACTTTGCCTTGTTTTCGGCTGTGCATGGGATTTCCTTGCTGGACTTGTCAACGAATCCGCCCCAATCAGTAATCACGTAGTCCCAAAGCATCCGTTTCATTTTGTTGTCGTCAGTTGCCGTGTACTCGATGCGCTGAAACGGCCCATGCTTTGATACTCGTTTGTATTCAACCTCCTGCTTGACGCACTCCTTGCGGATCAGTTCAAGCGCTTCGTTCGTGTAGGCGCGGACCTTAACCCATGAAAGGGTTTTGCCCTTTTTATCTTCTTCAAACGGAAATTTCGCGCCAGGATTCAAGTTATCAAAATCGACTACGGTCATAAGGATGCCCCTTTCGTGAGGAAAGCCCCGGGCAGAAAAGGATGCCGGAAATACCGCCGGGGCAAACGGTACTTGTCAGTATTACCCTATCCGGCACACCACCGTTAAACCAGAACCATCACACCAGTGACGCGCCCGGTAAACTCGATGTTCATCAGTCCGGACTTGTCCGAACTGACATTGTATGACGTGATGTTGACGTGAGACAGAAAAGTATCGTACCCGGTGGACAACGCGCCCGGCCCGAAATACTGAGTGGTCTGGCAAGGCTCGAAGTAGCTTGTGTTGTCCACGTACAGCCGGAGCGTCGTCACGTCGGTGTTCTGCACATTCGCGGCGCGGAGGGTGTTTTGTCCGGTCACGTCGGCAGGATCGAAAAACCCTGAAAAAGAGATCGTTCCGCCATCCTTCATGCCGAACTCATATCTTTTCCAGTTGTCTCCAAATTCGGAGCATTCCAGCTCATCCGCCGTGATGCCTGACAGCGACCATGTACCCATGCCGAGGATAGAGCTTGTCCCGAGGGTAACCTTGCAATTTTTTCCAATTTTGACAGATGCGGGCATTTTCAGTTCTCCTTGTAAAGTCGTTTCGCCCCGGAATTAACAAGTAGGATTCAGGCCAAAACAAAACGGGCACAGATTAAGTGGGTAAGCACTTACCTGCGCCCGTTTGAAGTCTTGCTTGCGTCTTTAGCCGGGGGATCAGTCCGGAAAAAGAACCTGAATTTTAAAAGCTATACTGCTTTTCTGAATCCTTTTATGGTTTTGAAAAGTTCATAAGTTTGCCGGTTGACTTCAAAATCCGTCATGTGTCCGACGATAATGGAAGTGTCCACATAGATCGGTATCCCGAGTCCACGCACACTGGAACAGAACCCGATATCCTCACCGATTGGTTTTCCGGTTTCGGCGTGAGTCGCAAGCCTGAAATAGGGCTCATCCAAAAAGTCGAAAACATCCATTTGAATCAGGATACAGCCCGTTCCGGTTGCGTCCACTTCAAGAAGATCCCCGGAATAAACCTCATCATCCGATATGTACTTGTATTTGCCTAGGTCGCCGCGATAGAGGATCGCGTCAAAAGGCGGATACCGCCGATGGACCGGCGCACCAATCACAGCCTTGTCATGGGATAACATTTTCGGGATCATGTCCCGGGTCCGGTATATCTGGTCAGTATCCATCATGAGCAGGTGCGAACAGCCTTCATGAAGCGCCTGCAAAACCAGGTTGTTCCGGACAGCGGCTATGTCGTGCGGGAAGTCGCCGGTTGCGAATTTCGGAACAAGCAATGTGAAATCGGGCTTTTCGAGTGTCACGAAACTAACCGTAAAGTCGATGTGGCACCGCTTATCAACGATCGGCCATCCGATGCCTAGCTTGAACCCGAAACGCTTGCGCTTGCGCTTGTAGTACGTCTTGCGGTCATGGTTCAAAAACTCCGGAGAGTACACCCGGTCATAGTCCGGATCAGTCCCAACGGTCTGAAAAGCCGGATGATTGTGTATCAGCTTCGCGTCGTCGCAAAACGTGAACCGGCCCTGCTCAATGGCAATGTCAGTCAGCTCGTTATCACAAAAGCAATGGTGGTAATCCGTGCTGAAAAACTCGCCGTCCGGGAGCTTTTCAAGCATGGCTCGAGACGCAAGGAAATGGGCAGCATGGCGGCTTTGCTGGCTATTGAACGCTACCACACCGATTCCGTCCGGGAGTCCTTCCAGCGCGGCCAAGGCGTTTTTCAGGAAGTCCTTGCAAGGGATCGTGTCGTCACCGATAAAAGCGATCTTGTCGCCCTTCGCTTTTTTGACAAGGTTCTTGAGCATCCGAGGACAGCCGATGCGCTCCCGGTCATACTCCCAGATGATTTCATACTCAGTCGGCATAAGCCCGGCGTTCTGGTAAATCGCTTTGGTCAAGGCAGGAATATTTTCAGGTCGAATTGTAGGAATGAGGATGGATATCATTTCACCGCCTCCAATTGCGCAACGGTATGAATGATATGCAAAGCGTCATTGGTCACCACATCCTGAACGGTCCCGACAAATGCCGCCTTGATGCCGTACAAGTCACGGTACTCATCTTCCATGTAGTACAGCCATGAATTTCGGTTCCAGAAACTAACGTGCGTAGGATCTTGAAACGCCCCGCGCCCATCGGTGGAAGGCGTCCAGCTTTCGAATTTCCCGCCAGGTTTCAATACCCGGTAGATTTCCTCGATGACCTGAACCGTTTTCCCGATTGGAATGTGTTCAAGAAAATCTGTTGCAAGTACGGCGTCAACATGATTATCCGGAAACGGCAGGCCTTCAATGACATCACAGACAAGATCCGGTTCGACTTCCGGCCTGTTGTCGATGTTGATCCAGCCGTCCATCTTCCGGTATCCACATCCTAAATTCAGTTTGATTTCTTCCATAACGCCCCGTTATTTTAGAATTTCACAGTTGTAAATGACTGAAACTTGCCTGATTCCCTGGTCCGGATCATGCATTGCGTTTGAAACATCGCGCTGCATGAACACATGGGTATAGCCCGTGACGGTCAACGAACAGTCGTCAAAAAGCGAATAAAGTGCATTCTCAAGTCCTGTAATCTCTGATTCGCTTGCCGATTTCGAAAAAAGGTTGAAATAAACGTCAAGATCCTCGATGGTTTCCGTGAACGTCCAGCCATGGGTAATCGTCGGAATATCGACCACCGCAAAAGGGAACTGAGTGTTTTCCGGAGCATACCGGCTGTAAACCCGGCCACCGAGCAACGATGATAGCGTTGATCCAGACAGTTTACTTGTTATGCCGGCCAAAACGAGGTTACGCACCTTCGATCACCTTTTTTATCTTGTAGGGGAGCATCCGCCGTGCAGCTTTGACGGCAGGACGCAAAAACGGTTTGGCTGGTACGTAAGTCCTTCCTTCCTTGGAGTCATGCCGATCATATTTGCCGTACATACTCGAAAAGTGCCCAAGCTCAATGAAAGAAGCATAGAATTTTGTATAGTTGTCCGGCCCTTGCGCCGTCACGGCACGGCCACCGGCCTTGAACTTGCTTTTCTTAATTTCGATTTCACTTGAAAGTTTTCCGGTGACGTAGTTTTTTTGGCCGACACCCTGAACCTTTGAAAGGCTTTTTGCCATACTCAAGGCCATGTCAGCCACCTCATCAGTAACGCCGTCGATCCTTTCGGCAAGCGAACCAAAATACTCATCACCGCCCCAATCCACTTGCAAATTTTTTCCGCGATACCGCCTCATACGTTGGTTTCCCTTACAAGGATATCAAGCCATTCGTTCTTTTCTTCCGGATTCACGATACCGATGATCTGGAAAATCCGGCCACGGAACAGGCCCCGCCATGAGGATAAAAACGGGTTTCGGTATCGAATCCTGACCGTGTGAGTAACATTCGTTGTCATTTGTTCCGATTGCCTGATTTCCTTTGCGCTTTTCGGGAGAATCCTCGCCCACGTTTCACATACGGTTGTCCATGTGACGGTTTCCCCGAGCATTCCATCTGATGTTTTGGCAGGATGCTGCCACGTGATTCGCTTATCTAGCTTGCCGACTTGCATCAGAATTTATGACCCCAAAGCCGTTGAGAGCTGAGCAAGGCGTCAAAGGCGACGTTCTGACTGTAGGCGTTTTCGACGTTGAACCCGGCAACAAGTTGACTTTCGCGGTTCTGGTACAAGTCAGTCGCAAGCATCTTGATTGCGGTCTTGATCGAATACGGCACAAGCGCGGCTGTTGTCCAACCGCAAACAAAAACAATTTTAATCGGATTCGATCGGTATAGCGTTCCGGACGGCCAAGTTTCCGCGTAGGGCAAGACCACCGCACCGCATTGATCGCCGTTTGTTTCAACCAGGTAATCCGTGCCCGCCGTCAGCGTAGTTTCGGTTCCGTCGGTGTCTTTCCAGGCTACCGATGTGACCGATTGCAGGTTGCCGTATGGGATTGATATTCGGTCGTCGGCCGGCCAGTCGTCCAGATACAAGTTCCATGTCTGGGTAATGAGTCTGCGGCAAGTGATTTCCTCTACCCGCGTACGCGCGGCATAAAGAATACTTGTCAACAAGTCGTCCTCATCGGTTGCGGCGGATTTCACAAGTATGGATGTTCCGAACTCGCAATCGGCTACAAGTGTTTTTGCTACGGTCCGGATATACCGCTTTGCCCCTGTGTATTGCTTTTCCTGAATAGCGGTGTCATTCGCTTCTGTGACCTGCGTAAACGCTCCGCCGGACCAATCAGTATAGGTCACGTTATCGTCAGACTCCTGAATCTTGACGTCAACGGTTCCGCCAGCGCCGTTATCGACCGGTTGCAAGTACACGATAGCCTGATAACCAATCACCTCCACGCCTGTTCCAAGCAAGGTATAGCCTGCAACCACCGGATGGCTTTCGGCCGGTATGCAGGCATAAAGCGCTGTGGAGTCGGCCAGCGTGTCAGAGTCAAGGCGGAGATGAGATTTCAACTCCGCCATGCTCACGGGCTCAAGAGTCGGCGCGGTATGAAGGATCAGCTTCATGACCTGTTCTGAAATACTCGCACATAGTCGATGGACATGACGCCCAACCCAGCCCCGGACGCTTTATAAAGCCCGATGTGAGGCTGCACTTTGCTGTTGGCAGCGCTCGCCGCGTTTGCGAAAGTAGTGGTGCTGCAAACCTGCTCACCGTCGATGAAAAACCGGATTGCGCTTTGTGCGGTGCAATCAATCCGAAACACATGATACTCGCCGGCTACCAGCGTTTCGGTAGATGCGGCGGCTGTATCGGTTGCGTTATCGTCTGACTCGCATGTGACCACTCCGCCGGCGGGCACTTCGAAACCGACCCTGTAAGCCGATCCGCCGTCGCCCCATGCGCCCCAAAGACCGAACGAGGCTATGGCGTCCAGCGTCGGGATGGTTGTCAGCGCAAGCCGAGCTTCGAAAATAGCGCCCTGGGCGATACTGAACATCAGCTCATCGTTCATGTGAAGGGCAGCGTCTTGTTTTTGGTCATCGGCGGTCAGTGAGCAAAGCACAAATCCGTTGACACCATCGGCGGTTTTTGCAACGGTCGGAGGCGCGGCACCGACAATCTTCTTGCTCCACTTGCACCCAGACTCAACCGATCCGGATGCCGGAATCACCACATCTGCACCGATGAAATCATCATAAAACTGCACAGGGAACATGCCTTGCAGGGTTTCAAAGCTGCTTTGGTCATAGAAAACCTGGTGCCCTGTTTTTTGCCAGTTGTATTCTGCTTTTGTTCGTCCCATCTGATTTCTCCTTCACCTTTGAGGCACCCGGCCCATGCGGACCGGGCAAAGGTTTATTCCTTGTGTTTTTTGCCGGCTAGCAATTGCTTTTCGATTTTGGAAATGCGCTCCGACAGGCTTTTAATCGCGGCAGAAATGCCTTGAATTTCATCTAAAATCGGCTTTGTCGCCTGTCTCGCTTCCCACTTCGCGATTTCTTCACACTGCTTCACTTCTTCGCGTAGCACTTGTCACCGCCTTATGTCAGCGCGGTAGGCGATTGAGCATTGGTGTATCTGGGCTCCAAAACGGCGATGACAGCCACATTTCCAGTTGCGCCGGTGTCGGTGTCCTCAAAGGTCAGCGTGAGCCATTCTTCGTCGTTCGCCAGGTCCATGGCGGACGCGCTGATATCAATCACCAGCAGGTAGTCGTCGTATGTCGCATGAGCGATAGACAGGTTTGCCGATGTTGCCCATGCAGTCAGTACGTCGCAATTGGCAGAACCGGCGGCAGCTCCGCCAAGCGCATACCGGAAAGTCAAAGCGCTCGTTTTCGCGCCATCAGTAGCGCCGGAATAGCACTTCACATAGATCGCGGCCCCGCCAAGGTCTTGGAGCTGGCAAAGGAATGTCGCCCGGTGAAAATTCTTCATGTTGATCGAATCGCAGTCGTTCGCGGCCGCACCATTCAGATCAATGTCAGACCCGACCGGAACCAGCTTGAAGTTTTCAATAAAGGTATTCATATCGGGATTCTCCTTATAGGATGGCCCGGCCATAGCCGGGCGTCATGGTTTAAGCTCTAGTCGCAAGCGCAACAAAGTGGCTCAGGGTGTCACTACCCTTGTACGGGGTAAGCGCAGACGCGCGGACAGGTTGACCGTCAATTCGCATGACAAACCGGAAAACGGATTCGTCATAAATAAATTTCACATGAATGCTGACATCGGTCCGGATTCCGCCTTTTTCGGCCAGGATGTATCCGTTCCGGAAGTCGGCCAGGATGATATCGCCGGTTGTCCCGAGAGTCTGGCATTGTTCAATCGGCATGACCGGGCGGCCCAGAAGGGTTCCATATGGAGACTGAGACAACCCGCCGGGAGGCATGTAGATCAGTTGTCCGCCAGTTCCGACAGCCACCGACATGGTGTAAAGTTGCGGGAGGACGTTTTGATTGACCAGCCAAACAGCGTCGGTCAGAGAGGACGCGAACAGCCGCGAGTGCATTTTAATGACATTCTCGGCCACAATTGTGGCGGCTGCCTGCCCGGTCTCCTTGGCAACGCTGACCAAGCATCCGGCGTTCATGATGCCCAAAGGCTGTCCGGCTCCGGTCCCGTTCACGATTGCATCATCAATCAGAAACCCGAATTCGGAGGTAAAGCCATCCCGAATGTAGCCCTCAAGCGCGGCGGAGTCGTCCAAAAGCTCATCGGTGGCATAGCAAAGCCCGATCAGCTTCTTTAGGCTCAGTTCGATTTTCCGGAATTTCGGCTTGCTCGCGGTTTTTTCCGAGGCTTCATCAACCCAATATCCACGGATGCCACCGCTCCGGCTTCCAGCCACGCGGGAGGTTTCATCGACGCCATTGATTTTGATGGAGTTTGCGTTTCCGGAGATTGTGATTCGGCGGCACAGCTGCGCAAGTCGCCCGGTTTGCCACACGTCTTTCAGCAGTTCGGCGATGAAGTCCTGCTGGACCAAAAACCCGCCCTCAGAGGGGATTGTCTCGTTCAGTCCGGTGGCATTGAAAAGGCGCGGATCGACGGTGCCTCCGGGCAACCCGGCACGCATAATCGCGGAAAGCTGCTCCCCAAAAGATCCAAATCGATCCTTGTCCCGGACCTCGGCGGGAGCAACGCGGTTGCGCGGCATCGTTTCAGGCGGAGATGTTTCCTCGAGAGACTGAGCAAGCCGTTCTTGCCGTTCAGCGATTACAACGGTTTTTCGAAGATCCTCCACCGCGTCCAGGATTTCGTTTTTAAGGGCAAGCTCAGCTTCGGTCAGGTCGCGGCCCTCATGCGTCGCTTTTTTGTCGATATCAGAGACCTTTTTCATCAGGTTTTTGATATCCTCTTTGTACTGAGAAATAGTTTTCATAGAAATTCTCCTTATTCGTTATCAGTGGTATTTGGAGCTGCTTTTTCCGCCCGAATAAGCAAGTCGGCGACACGATCCTTGACAGCCGGAGCGGTCACAGCGTCCCGCTGTGCCTCAGCCGGTGGAGCGGAATCGACTCGAACAGCGTCCCGCAGTTCAGGCCTAAAACCCTCCGTCAAAATCGCTTTGGCCTGGCTCCGAGAAAACCCGGCATCCCGCAGGATCTTCTCCAATTCTCTTTCGGTCGGAGTCGGTCCGGAGTCCCGGAGCTTGTCCGGAACGTTCGCATAAATAGACAGGTCGAAAAGATTTGATACTTCCTTGTCCTCAACGTCCTTGTCGATTGAATCAATAAGCCCAACATCAAGAGCCTCGCTCGCTGTGAACCATGTCTCATCTTTCATGTAGTTCAGGATCTCTTTTTCCGGACGGCCCGACTTTTCGATATAAGTTTTCGCGATCATCGCACCAGCTTTGTCCAGCAACTCGGCGTCTTTTCTCAGAATTTCCGCGTTGCCAACGCTGATAGACCAGGGATCGTGAATCATAAAAAAAGCCTTGTCGCTCATTACCACTTCATCGGCGGCAAGTGCGATAACGGACGAAATAGACGCGGCCAAGCCGTCAATATGCGCGACGACCTTTGACTTGTGCTGACGGATTGCGTTGTAAATCGCCATTCCGTCAAAAACAGACCCGCCCGGAGAGTTGATACGCAAGTGAATTGTGCTGGAATCAATTTCACCCAGATCCTTTACAAAAGCCTCGGCGGACACACCGAAAAAACCAATCTCATCATAGAGATAAACGGTTGATTCGGTTTGGCTTTTTTTGTTTTCAGGGCTCTTTACTGTTCGCGCGAATGGACTTTTTCGGTATGTCATGGCGCATCCTCTTTTTTATCAGGGGCAGTTGATTTGTTTTGCAGGGATAAGTACTCATCAATTCGGGAAAGCGGGATCATGTTCAGCGGCACAAACCGCTCATCCCCGCCGTCTATCGGGTCCCAATTTTCCTTTTCCCTGACATCGTTAATACTCATGGCCCCGATGCCGAACATCGTTCGGTAGTACTCCGCGCGATCTTTCGCACTTCCTCGCAAAAGTCCGTCTACGTTGTGCCGTGTATAGTATTGCTCCTTTACTCGCTGCGACCTGGTGAGCAACTGATGGTCATAGACCTGCTCTAGCCTGACAAGCCACGGGAGGATGGAGTCGGTAACAAAGTTGATTTGTTCGGCCTCGATATTGTTGTAGTTGGCCTTGGATAGGTCTTTCAGTTTGTGAGGCGGGAGGTTGAACCACCGGGCGACTTCAGGTATCTGAAACTCGCGGCTTTCGATAAACTGAGAATCTTCGGGAGGGATGCCGATTTTCTCGATCTTCATCCCATCCTCGAGCAGCATCAGCCGGTGAGACTGCCCAAGCCCGGAATGAGCCTCCAAGAGGCTTTGTTTCAGGTTGTTGTGAGCCTCTGCGCTCAGTTTTGTAGGATGGAAAACGACTACTCCAGGATGCGTACCGTTGCCAAAATACAGCGCACCGAAACTTTCCATGGCCATGCCAAGCCCAAGCGACTTTCTTGCCATGGCGATAGGTGAGTATCCGACAAAACCATCATATCCAAGGCCCGGAATGTGAAGTATCTTGCTTCTTGTCAGTATGATTTTCCGGTCATCGACGGATACTTCATAAATGACATCCCCACCATCAACCTTGACGGAAACCCTGTTCGGTGGAATCGGCCATATCTGACGGATGCGCCCGACCGGATCACGTATAACCTCTGCATAGGCGTTTCCCCATGTAAGCAAGTGCGCCATCATGGTTTCGCGCCCGATCTGAGCGGTCATATAAGGATTGAAAGCGGAATGGAGTACGTCAAAAAGGGTTTCATCACGGGCAAAAACAGATTTTTTATCGTCTTTTCGGAGCAGGTGGAGCGGCAAGGATGAGACGGTTCCGGCTATCAGCGAAACGGCACACCAGACTGCGGAGTATGTCAGCGCCGTGTACTCGTTCACGGTTTCGCCGGAAAGCGACTTTGCGCCGACCATGTTCCATAACGACTGGTCCCACGCTTTCGGATCGTCCAAAGCAAGGTTTTTTATCGCCTTTGGCTTGTAAAGCCTCGAAGCAAGGCTCATTTCTCACCCCTCATAAGGTATCCGATCACCATCATGAGGAATCCGGACACGGAAAAGCCTACCCATGGCTTGAACAGCCAAAGTCCATATCCGATCAACCCAAGCCCGCACAAAATAAAAAAGTCCCTGATATCAAACGCCTGCCAAGCGCCGATAAGCAGAGACTTTAGAAGTCCAGCAAATTTTTTAAGTGTTTGCATATCGCCTCATGAGTATGAGGCAATTGAAACTTACTTATTTAGGAATGTAAATACTTTGACTCGTTTTCGGTGTATAAACACGGAAAAGAGATGAAATGATAAGAAAAATTAGGAAATAATATGAAAAATTAGGAAAAACTAGGAAACTTCTTTTCCGTCTTTGTTGAATTTACAAGTCAAAACAGATATTCGTGGTATCCGAATTATGCCGACCTTCCGGACGCAATCGAGATGCCCATGGGCAATCCAAAGTCTCACCGTCCGCTCGGTCACGCTGAAATATTCGGCCACCTCATCGACCCTCAAAAGCTCTTTTCTAGGCAGTTCCATCATCAAAAGGCCATCCTTTTCTTGATTTCATCAACAGTGAGCCCATCATATGCTGACTCGGGCACCTCTTTTGCCATGTCCCGGCTTTTCAACCCTTGCGCCATGGCAAGCGCAACAGCGCCATCAATCCGGAAACGAGTTTTTGACTTGTCCAGTTTTCGGTTTCCGGCTGCGTCCTGAATCGGCAAAGCATTCGCGATATTCCAAGTCAAGACCGGATTGCCGTCGTGGACCAGGTTCCGGCCAACAACGGCCGTTTCCAGCGCCTCAACAGCCGGAGACATGTCGGCATACCCTTGCCCCCATGGAACGAGGCGGAGAGCGCCGTCACGCGGATCGTCTTTTTTGTCCACGTAGGCATCTAGCCCTATTTTTTGCATGGCCTTAAGCATATCATCTATGCGCCATCTGTCGAATGCCATGCCCAAAACCTGATATTTCGTGATGATTTTTGCCAGCCTGAGCGCAACAAAATCATAATCAATCGCCCGGCCCGGAGTCGTTTCGATGTGATTGGCTCTTTCCCATGCCATGTATGGTACGCGGTCCCGGCGTTCATGCTCATCTAACGAGTCGCCAGGCTTCCAGAACCAGGCCATGACCCGAGAAGGATCGTCGGCGGAAACCCCGACAAGCGCGGTAAGGTCCAGTTTTCCGGAAAGGTCTAACCCCAGATAAACCGGATCGCCGTGTTCAATCTGGTATTGCCCCCTGCATCCCTCCCATTCAGCCCGTGGTATCAAAGGCGTTTCGGCTTTCACCCTTTGATTTAGGTATAAATTTCTAAAAGAGGACTCGAAAGACGGCATCCGCTGCGCCCGCTTCGCGGCCACTCGCATCTCATCAAGAGACCGGAATTTTCCGAGCGCCGGATTTGCAAGTCTCCATACATTTTCATCAGTGAAAATATTCTCCGCATCTTCCGGAACAGCGTACAGATGGCACACGGTAGACGGATCGCGGCCAGATAGCCCATCATCTATGAGCTGGGATAGGATATGCTGGGGATCGTCGGACTGAGTGGAGATCACGATGAAAAGAGGCTCCTCGCGTGCGGCCATGGATGTGTCAAGCGCGTCGTACAGGTCGCGGTTTTTGGCCTGGGCAAGCTCATCGAAAATGACAACAGAAGGATTCAACCCCATTTTCGTTCCGGCCTCGGCGGAAATTGCCCGGTAAACTGAACCGTTTTGATAGCATATCATGGTCTTGGTAGATCGTACAATATCGATCAGCTTTTTAAGCTCCGGCTCTGACTCAACGATTTGTGCAGCGTACTTGAACACAATGGCGGCCTGGTCTCTGTCATTCGCGGCGGAGTAGATTTCCCCGTTTTGAATGGATTCAGGGCCCACAAGGTGAGAAAGCGCAAGCCCGGCAATTGTCGCCGTTTTCCCGTTCTTGCGCCCGATGCTGAGAATCGCCCGGCGGACGATGCGCTTGCACTCAGAACATGGTCCGTATACATCCCGGATGAAGTCTTTTTGAAACTTCAGCAGTTTGAACGGCTCCCCGGCTCCGACGCCGGATGGAACAGTCAATGCCTCCAAAAAAGCGATGTTGCGCCTTATGCGGTCCCTATCGAGTTTTTTTACCATTCAATAGCCCTTCAAACTTGCTTTTCGGCTCCTCTTTTTTGTCAACCTTCATCGTGGCCCGGCTCGCCGGCGACATGCCGATCAGAACGCCAGCCTTTATCATCTGGTCAAAAGCCGTTTGCGCTATTTTGACGGCCGGATGGAGCGTAATTCCTTTTTTCGTCTGCTGAAACATCTCTTTTTGTGCTATCTGTGTTGCCTTGATCCATCGGGAATAGGCATCACAATAGGCGGCAAGGATCATCATATCCAAATCCGTCATGAGTCCGATCCTGTCAAGGATCTTCCCGGCCCGGTTCCACTCGGCTTTTGCGATGTCGTCAAGATGATCCGGGCATTCCGGCATTCGGCTTTCCGGTGTCGGTTCCTGGGATCGCGGCGGCCTATGGGTATGAGCGGTCCCGCCCTTGAGGTCGATGATTTTTGTAGGAATTGCTTTTCGTCCTTTCATTTTGGAATCTCCTTCCATTCTTGGATTTCAGCGGTATAAAGAAAGTTTCCGCCGACAATTAGCCACCCAGACGCGAATGTGCATGATCCTGGAAACACATACAGGTTTTCCCATTTAACTATTCTGACGCCAAAACTTGTTTTCGCTAAAATTTCCGTTCCATTTTTCGGCGGCGGATCGGTTCTCCATAGCGACGCGCGACGGTCCCAGGCTTCGGCGGCTTCTTCGGGGGTGTCGTAGTAGCGTTCAAGGTCGTTCACAGTACAGTCATCGGTTTCGCATTCAGGTTCAAAAAACGTTGTTTCCAAGTCGGCGCCTGGAAATACCTCAAAAGATACCACTATCAATTTCTTCCCGCAAAACGGGCATGAGTTTTTTAATTCATAAGCAATCATTGTTTGAGCGCCTCTGTTTATTTGGTTTTACTAAAAACCCTGTTGTCGAAACGTCTTGGTTTTCTGTCTGTTTGATTTCTGCAATTACAACATATTGGTCTGCTTCTTATTGTCGGAATGCGATTGTTCCATGCTTCAATGGCTGCTTCCTTGCTGCAATACCATTCGCCGTTTGGGTTTAATCCCACTCTTGCGCTAGGTATTGCTCCTCTGCACATTGGAGTGATGCATCCTATCTGATATCTGGATGTGTGTATAGAGCTTCCACTTACATAGCTGATATTTTGCGCTATGATCGCCTGCCCGCCGCAGAATGGGCAAGGTTTCAATTGAACATTGGTCATTCGTCAAATACCTCCAATTTTGTCACAGATTTTCAAGAAAAACTTAGTTGCAAAATTTTTAAAGCACTCACAGCACATAATGACATCACCTTTTCCCTTGAACAATGGCCTGGCGCATTCTGTTAATTTCTTTTCACAGAAGCTGCAAATCATATCTGTTTCCTGTTTGATAATTTCTGTTGGCAATGCGCGACGGTCCCAGGCTTCGGCAGCTTCTCCTGGTGTGTCGTACCACGCCTCTACTTTATCCAGTAAACAATTGTATGTCTGGCACTGCGGCGTATAATATGGCCGCTTTCCGCAAACAGGATTTCCCCCAATAGCAACTATTTCGCCGACATTGCCGCAAAACGGGCAACGCTCTTTTAATTTGATATCAGTCATTTTACCACCCTTTTTTGTAAGTTGTTGAAATAATAGACATAAAAAATTTTAAAATATTTTTCATTCCAGGGCAGCGACTTCGGCGCATGGCGCGGGGAAACCCCGGCTCATGCTCTGAGCAAATTGCACCGCGCCGCCGGATACCCGGCCGTGAAATGGGACCGGGAAACCGATACCATCATCTTCCCGGACGAGGAAACCCTGGATCTTTGCGGGGATGTCGATAGCTGGAAAATAGTTTATACAAAGTTTCATCTTGCTATCAGATCTTAACGTAAATCTTGGCGGAGAAAACTTCTCCGCCAAGATAACCTATTGAAATTATAGAAAACTCCATTTTTGCGGAGTCTAACGCGAAAG